ATGCGACACCTGCCGCCCCTAACCGCCAACCAGCTTGCCGAAATTTACGATCGCGAGCCTACGGAAACGGTACGACGCCTGTTATTCGAGATTCATCGGCTGCGCGCCACGATCATGCGGGCCGACCAGATCCGGAAGATGATCGGCAGCGGCGGCAGCGCTTACGTGGCGGGAACAGTGTGGGAGTGCTTCGAGCGTGAGCTCGACGCCGAGCCGTGCATTACCGATCGGCCGACGCCGAGGCAACAGAAGCGCATTGATCAGCACATGTACAGGCTGGACGAGTGGAGGAAAAATGGCCGGAAGAGTTGATATGAGCCTGGACGATTTAAGGGCGCTCGGAATTGTCGTCGGAACAATTGTGGACGCCGAACTCGGGCACAAGTCGATAGCCTGCGTCGGGACGGTGACCGCTGGTGGCATCAAGTCGAACGACGGTCAGTTCTGGATGGGCGACGGTGATCTGGAAGCCGCGATGCGCTGCTACGAGGCGCTAGATATGACGAGGTAATAGCCGTCTGCCGCTCAATGATGGGCATGATGGATGCTCGACGTCCGGCAGGAGGCCTATCATGGAAGAACCCACTTTTGACCCGTTCGAGCAGCCGCCCTTGGTTCAGGCGTTGCTCGTCGCGCTGCACACCCTTGTCGTTCACAACAGCATGGAAGTGACTAGCGAGGGTGAGACCTGGACACTGGATTTCATTCCTCAGATCCGGCAGATTGAGGCAGCGCTGAAGACCGCAGGGATCGACGCGACGAAGCCGATGCTGGCGCCGGTGAGATGGGCTGACGATGAATGATTGACGCGTCCGACCTAATGCTCGCCACACTTCACGGTCGACCGTTCTCCGATCCCGACTGGCTGTTCGAGCTCAAGTACGATGGATTCAGGTGTTTGATCGTCAAGGCCGGCGAGGACGTGAAGCTTTGGAGCCGAAACGGGAACCTGTTCAATGGATCGTTCCCTGACGTGGTTGCGGCGGTCTCCGAAGTGCCGGGCGACTTCGTTTGGGATGCAGAGCTGACCGTCGACGACGACACGGGGCGATCGGACTTTGACAGGCTCCGGCAGCGGGCTGTCACGAAGACGCCGAAGAATGTCAGAGCCGCGGCGAAAGCTGATCCGGCCCGGCTGTATATCTTCGATGCGCTGTCGATCGGCAGCGCTGATCTGCGGGAATTGCCACTCACTGAGCGGAAGCTATACCTGCGAGACTCCTTCGATAATACCGGCACACTGATTTACGCGAGCGGTATCGAAGAAGAGGGACGGCTGGTATTCGAGCACGTCCAAGAGTTAGGCTTGGAAGGGATGATCGCGAAGCGGATGGACTCAGCGTATCAGCGCGGCCGGTCCAGAGATTGGTTGAAGATAAAGGATCAGAATTACGGACGGCCTGCGGCTTTGGGGTGGGGAAGGAAGTAACTGACGCGCTGCGTGAGCAGGCGGGGAGAAGGGGATGACGCCGGAAGAAGCAAAATGGTTCGAATTCACGGAGCACCCAACCGAGGCAGATCAGGTTAAATGTCCGGCATGTAAAACATGGTCGCCATTCACAGCTTGGCAGCTAGGCTACGATGAGTGCGATACCTGCGGATGCGTTGAGGTGATGATGTGTCCAGAATGCGAAAGGCCGATCAGCATTCACGTCGGCTACAGTGATCCTTTGAAGGTTGCACCCCTTGATCCCTATGCGTGGATTTACAAAGACGCGCCGCAGTCTACGGGCAATTGAGTGGCGCTCACAGCCGGGAGGAAGGCATGACGCACGACGAGCTACACCAGCGACTGACTGAGCAACTGCAACACATGCCACTAGGCACTTCCGCCGACATCACGGACTTCGCAATCGCCTATTGGGACGGGCACAAGGTTGTGTACGCGTTTTTGCGGGATGAAGGCTGCGGGCGCGTCGAAGAAGAGTTCGATTTCACGGATCGCGAGTTCGAGCAGTGGGCGGATGAGTTGGTGGAATGGGAGAAGGAGCCGAAATTCTCGGTGCGACCGGAGATTCTGGAGTGGTTGAAGGATGCGCCGCCGTTTGAGGCGGGCTGATTGATGTGCGCTTATGGGCGCGGGAGAAAGACCTGTGACAATTGTGGAAGACTATGTTATTCCCCCAGATTGGCTGACCTTCTGTGAAATTGATTCGTGGCACCCGTCGACCAACTACTATCCTTGGTCTGGCGCCGCGAAGGTCGAAGTGGTGGACATTGAAGACATCCAACCGCCCCGGCGCAACCCGGGCATCGAAGCGTTCCGGAAGTATAAGTTGGTGCCAGTCCTGTTGGCGTTCATATCACCGGAGTGCGCGCTGCCGCCGGTGACACTCGAACTGTTACCCAATGCCTCTGGCTTCAGATACCGCGTGACGAATGGCTTTCATAGGTTCTACGCCAGCCGCGCTGTGGGTTACGTCAGTATTCCAGCCATCATCAATGAGGCATTTGAGTTGTAGGCATCGGCAGGACCGAATGAACAGTGGCTATGCCTAGGCCTTCATCGGGACCGCGGCCAACTTCTCAATCCGAGCAAAATCCGTATCGATGCCGCGGTCTAAAAGAGGGGCGTGGCGGTCGCCCCCGTGAGCGCCGCCGGGTACAGAAATCGGCCTGTAACGGCCGTATACAACTTTTGGGCTGTTACGCCGAGATCGGTTTCGAGCCCCAATGCGACCAGCCGAACGCGCGGACGCCCCAATACATCAGAGCCGCACGCCAGGGCGGAACACCAGTTACAAGCGATGCCTCACGCAAGACCGCATCCGCGATGTCACGCGGGACCGCGTGCTCGGAATAGAGCCAGTCATGCAGGGCAGATGCCTCGTGAGCGCTATCAGCCGTCAGCAGGAAAGCGACCGGCGTCCGCGGTACTGAGGCGAAGTCGGTTTCGAATCCCATCGGCACCGTGAGCGTCTTGTCCGCCACATCGGAGCGATAGATCAGCGGAGCGATAAGCCGCCACGTGCCTCGCCCGCTGTTCGTCGCATCGCTGACGAGCTCAACTTGAAGCTCGGACAGGAAGGCGCTCATTGCAGCGGCGCACCAGCAAGCGGAGTTGATGCGGCGACCGAAGCAGTAGCCGTGACAGCCGGCGCAAGACTGATCGCGATGTTGAACGCCAGCACGCCAGTATCAATCGCGGCGTCGGCAGCATTGATCTTGTCAGGCGACAGCGACGACGAATCCACCAGCGACTTGACGAGCGGCAGCGTCGCATTGACGATCGACTGGAGGTCAGGTTTCGTAACCGAGGCGCCGGCAGAGCAAACTTTGTCGACTGCGGGCTGAACGGTATCGGTCAGCGTCTTTTGGGCGCCACCTGTGAAAACGCCATCGCCTTTGAGAATAGCGATCTCACCATTGGCCGCGCCGCAAGCGATGCTGACTTGCTGAGCGAACGTGAGTTGAGGTGCGCCGGCGCAAGCGGAAAGGGTAAGCGCGACTGCGCCTGCCAGGACAACGGCTAGTTTGCGAAGCATGGTGACGTCCTTACTTGAGGATTTGAGCAGCCGAAATGGCCGTTTGACTTACAGCGCCAGCAACAGCGGAGGCCGTGGCACCTTCAGCAGCGATCGGAGCGGTCGCAACAACTGCGGACTCCGAGAAGTCGATGACGTAGTCGTTGCCGACCTTCGAAACGTGGACAGTTACGTTGCCAACGTCACGCCGAGAGAGAACGCGGGCCTCGCAGCAGAGAACCTGTCCTGACGCGGCGTCTACATACGGATGGACGTCATACACGGCAGTCCCAGCACAGCCACTGAGCAGGCAGAGCAGCGCTGCGGCTAAGGCTTTCATGCCGCAGGCGATTGCTTGGCGGCCGAGCGTGCTGCGACGACCTTGCTCACCCAATGGGCGCCAGCTACGACGAGAACGACGACTGCGCTTTGCACGTCGGCCGGCAACGTTGCATGGAAGAGGCTCGCGATATACGAGACGACAGGGGCGACGACTGCGCCGGCGCCAACGGCAGTTGCAGTGTTGAGAGGCGTGGAAGAATTCACAGATGCTCCGGGTCGTGGTGGATGGTTTCGGTGGGGCTAAAGACGTAGCCCTCGACTGCATACTTGGTGAACAGCCACACAGGGAATGGCAACCTGTGCAGCCCCTGGTCTTTTCCGATGTGCGGGCCCGCGCCGAGCAACATGCCATTGACGGTCATGTCGTCGACGAAGCGATATGGGTCGAACGGCTTGGCATTCAAAAACGAACCCCAGTCGAATGCCTGTGCATGAGGCCCCCATCTGCCGGCCTTGCAGTCGTCAGCGAAGCGTGGCCAATCCCATGCGGTCGCGAAGCAGCGTTCGACTGGATGGTGATGTGCTTGCAGCGGCGCACCGAGTTCTTCGGCGGTCATGTTGGTGATGAAGCACCGGCCGCCCTCACGCTCGATTAGCAGCTTGCGCGTGTGTTCGAAAAGGGCGGTCGTAGTGCGCGCTTCATGGCCGGGAACGAAGTAGTCGGCGGCTAGGGTGTCTTTGAGCTCGTGAGTGCCTTGAACGCTCATACTCAGTTCCCGTTCGTTAGTGTCCAGCTCGTGATGCTCACGGTCTGGCCCGTCGCGATACTCGTCGTGCCGGTCAGATTCAGGTCAGCGCCCGACGTGCCTATGCTGCCGTCGATGAGAGCGGTGCCGCCAGACGTGGTCAGGCGATACCAGGTCGCGGCGGTGCCTGCGCCTGCGCCCGCTGTGCCGGTGCCATTAGCGATCGCGCCAACAGTGAGGACGCCACTTGCAGCCGAACCGAACGTTGCGGCGCACGTGTGGGTAGAGAGCGCGACTTGCGACGTGATGGCCGTGTCGGGCGATGCGGGTTGTGTGCCGCTGTACAGCGTGAGGACAGCGGAGGCGCCGGCCTGCGTTGAAATAGCGGCCTGCATTGCGGTCTTGAGCGCCGAGCTGTATTTAAGATTCGATGCCATTCCTGCTCCAGAAATGAAAAACCCGCCAAGCGGCGGGTCTGGGTAATGAGCGAAAGATGGTTAGCGCGTAGCGCACTGGATCTGCAAAGATCGGCAGTCGGTGCGAGACGGGGTAGAGTTGGTTGTGAACTGGAAGCGGACGTTGTAAGTCGTGCCCGCTACTCCTCCTGCAAGCCATGCAATGAGAAGCGCGCCGGTCACGCCACTCGCATTCATGGCAATGCTCGAGCTATTGACTGTCAGGCCGCTATCCGCCGTGACGGTGAGTTCCACGACCTGCTCACCGGGCGCAAGCCAAGGCGATGCGAGTTGCGTTGCGACGGGAGAGAGGTCTAGGCCAAAATCCAGGACGGCATTCGGGTCTTTCGTAAGAACAGCGACTGAAGCGGAAGCCATCGAAGGCGCTCCAAGGTAAAACCGCACGCGGGGATCAGGCTGCGATTTTTATGATTCGCCTTTCAGCGGCGAGGGAAGCGATGCGTTTTTCAGAGGACGTGCTGACCGTGCGACGCTCTGCATGGATCGGGCGGATGCGACTTTCGGAGGTGATGCGTACCGTGAGATTGTCGGCATAGACCGAAAACGACAGCGGCGGGGCAGTGATGATGGCGCCAACATGGCCGCTTGCGTTACTAATGTCCGGCTGTTGCGCGCTTGCTGCTGTACCGCTAACTGGCGCCAGGATGCCTCCTGAACCAGCAGATGCGCCAGGGCTCTGAGTGTCAGTGGCGGACCCCGTAACGCTGACTGCGCCCGCCCCGACCGCAGTGTTTTGTGCCTGCGTTGCGCCGGCCAATCCGGACACCGAGACCGCTCCGGAAGCAGTGGAGATGCTACCAATCTGAATACTCGCGCCCGATCCACCAATCACGCTGCCAATCGTGGCCGCTGCGCTTGATGCGTTAGCCGTCTGGTTGCTTGATGACGTCCCGATGATGGCTAAGCCACCGATGGCCGCGCTCGCGTTGGTTTGCTGCGTATCGCTACAACTTCCGGAAATCGAGGCGGTGCCTGATGCTGTTGAGGTATTAGCCGGCTGGCTTGATGCCGCAGTGCCGCTCGTTGCGATGCTGGCCACGCCTGCGGAGGCATTCGCCCCTTGCGACGAAACGCCAGCGCCGTTAATAGAGGTTGCTCCGACTGCCGTCGAGCTGCTGCCTTTCTGGCTCGATGCTGCCGAACCGTTAGTGCTGATTGCTCCGGCTGCCAAGGTTGCATTGCCGGCCTGCATGCTGGATGCAGAGCCTGCGATCGAAACCGATCCTGCGCCAGAATCAGTGTTCGGGTTCTGTGGGTCTGATGCCGAGCCGGAAACGGACGCCGCGCCTGCCGCGGCCGATGTGTTGACCAACTGCGTGCTCGCGACCGATCCAGAGGCCTTGACTGAGGCCGCCGTTGACGAGGTATTAGCGCCTTGCGTCGAGGCACCAGAACCCGTGATCGCAGACGCACTTGCCAAATACTTAGCGGCACCGATCCACGTATTGCCGCCGCTCTGCAGCGTCTTAACCGTGCATGCAACGGTGAGTGTCTGGCTCGCGGAGTTCGCCGAGTACGTTAGCGTTGTGCTGAGATATTGCGGATTCCCGGCCCCCGCCGCTGTTGGCGTATGTGTGACTGCGCTCGCGCTACCGTCTGAGAGCGTCGCGACGAGTTGCGATGCGCAACTATTGCCACCCCAATAGATCGTGACCGTGCGCGATGTCGTATCGGCCGGCAGCGTGAACTGGAAGCCCTGTCCGACAGCCGGCGTCGTGGCCTGCTCAGCAATACCCTCTGTTACGGCGGTTCCGGTCGCCTGAGGCGTACCACCCGTCCACGTATAGCCGACACCAAAGCTGAATGTGCCCATCGACACACCCGAGCCAAGCAGGGTCGGCAGGCCGATGGTGGACCCGCCGCCACTCTTCCGGTTGGGCGTGGTCGACGAATGAAACTCGATCCAGTCCGTTTGTGCCGGCGACGAAAGATTGAAAGTCTCGGTGCCGGCGAGAACGGTTGTCGAACCTGAAAGGCTACCCATGCGCGTCTCTTAGGCGGTTCGTTGAAATATTTGCGACGCGAATAAACGGAGAATATTCGGTTCGCAAATATCAGGCTGTAGCCATGTCCAGAGCACTCAACCCATGCGCCTTGATGATCGAGACGATCTTCTGCCCGTACTGCGGATCGGTTGCATAGCCTGCGGCAGCCACTGCCAGCGCGAACGTTGAACCGCTCGTATAGGCGAAAGCGGGCCGGTAGCGCGGGTTGTCCATCAAGAATGCTGCATGGTCATCAATGCATGCCTGCCAGCCCGGATACTTGCGCCACTTGGCAGGCACAGTGATCCACTGGCCTTTCAGGAATTCACGGGTGTCCATCGTCAGAATGTCGCCGTGCCACGATGGATCTGCCTTTACACCAAACAGGTTGAAGGCTTGCTTCGACAGTGCAGAAGTGCCCCATCCGGACTCGAGCGCGCCCTGGGCGATTGAGAAACTAGCTGGAATCTTCGTGGCCTTCGCGGATGCCTTGGCGGCAGGAGAGATTGCGGCGATGAAGTCGGATGGAGTCATTTGTCGGCCTTCGTGTCGATGCGCCGGTGGATCTCCGCGAAGCCTTCGCGGGTTTCCTTCGAGTTCTGGTTGACCGCCTCAATCAGACGTTCGATGGACTTCTCAAGGCTGCCTACGGCCTTCGTCAATTCGGTCTGCGTGACGTAGTGCTCTGCGACGTGGAGCTTGTAGGCGCTCAGAGCGTCCGTGACAGACTTGATCGCGTCCCCCTGATCCTTAATCGTCTTGTCGCGCGCGGATTCGGAGCGCTGCCACAACCATCCAAAGACACCGCTAACTGCAGCAAATCCTGCGCACCCGACTTCAACAACGGCGGTGTAGTCCATTCGAATCCCGGAAATAAAAAGCCCTCCGAGGGAGGGCGTAGGTCGTGTGAAATTGTTGTTGACAGCGTACCCGATGGGTACCATAATCCGCATCACTGAGCCGCGCATTTCGTGTGGTTCGCTACTCCGAAAGGAACGACCTCAAATGAAGAAATCTCTTCGTGCGCACTTGTGCGCCTCTGGAACCGCCAATGAATTACAAGCCGCCCATCCCAGAAGACCTGGAAAGGCTGAAGAACGACCTGGGCAAGAGCAGCGGCGAAATGGCCGAGTTGTTCGGGCTTGCCAGCGGACGCCAGTGGCGTCGGTATCTGTCGACGGACGCGAGCAACAAGCGGGACATGGGCATGCACATGCTCTTCTTCGCGATAGCTCGACTGGAGCTCCCCCCAGAAGACATCGAGCGCGTCTTGGATCGCATGCGCAAAGTCGGCGCGTCGGTGGATCTATCGGAGACCACTGGAGAAGAGGACTCGTCGCAGCCCTGACTGCTTGCCTAGCGGCTTGCGGCGGTAGCGAGAAGCCACCCGAACAGGCTGTAGCGAAAGCGGTCGGTCCTGCGGTCATCGTGCCAGCGTCTGTAGCTTCGGATGCATCGGCGCCAGTGGCCGCATCAACGCCCGTTGCGCCAGCCACAGCATCGGAGCCAGCGGCATCCGCTCCGGTCTCAGCGTCTGCTCCTGAGCCTGCATCGACGCCGGTCCTGAAAATCGCCGTGTTCGGTGATGACGAGGTCGCAGGGATCGCGATCACGCCATACGGCATGCCGTCACTCGTCACGCCGACCGAACAAGCCAATCTGCAATCGGCGCTTCAGTCGCAGTTCAACGACACCGGCATCACAGTCTCGAACAATGCGACTGGCGGCACCTCGAGCAGCCTGCAAAACGAAATGGACGGGATGGATGGCGGCGGAGCAGGAGAGCCGCAGCGCATGATCGCGTCCGGAGCCGGCATCGTCATTCAGGAGCACATGCTGAACGACGCACTAGGCGGAGAAACGGTTGACCAATATTCCGGCTATCTCACGCAGTGGGTCGAAGATGCAAGGGCAGCCGGATTGACGCCAGTTCTGGAAGAAAGCGGACCTGTTTGCGATGGCAATCATCCGCAGCTTGCCAGTTACGTCGATGCGATGAACGACGTCGGAAGAAGACTCAGCGTCCCCGTCATTCATCAGTTTTCGCATATCCAAGGCATTGTCGGCTGGCAGGCTCACATGACGAGTTGCTTGTATCCCGATGCAACGCTGCTTGCCGCCAAAGCTCAACAGGAACTGGCAGTCATTGCGCCGCTAGTTCATTAGGTCATTTCTGACCGCTCCGCAAATTGCGGTAGAATCCGCGCGATCCGTCCGAGGAATAATCATGAGCCAGATATCAGAACGAAAGAATCGGCCGACTGTAGCGGTAATCATCCCGTTCTACAACGGAGCAGATTGGGTCGAACGCGCGATCAAGAGTGTGATGGAGCAAACTGTCCAGCCGAACGAATTCATCATCGTCAACGATGGATCGAAGCCTGAGGAGCGTTCAGCCCTCGGCAGGCTGGCTGAGCAGTATCCATTTAGCATTATCGACAAGGAAAACGGCGGCCAGGGGTCGGCGCGCAATGTTGGCGTCGCCGCCTCTACATCGGACTTCATTTCCCTTCTTGACCAGGATGATTACTATTTCCCGGATCACATCCGCGACCTGGTCGACGCGATCCCTGAGTCAGACTCCCGACTCGGATTCGTTTATGCCGATCTATGCGCCGCAGATGGCCCTGGCAACATCATGCATTCCAATATGCTGCGTCAGCAGCCCGGGATGCACCCCAAGCAAGGGCATATTGCAGATTTGCTGCGCCGCGATCTATTCATCCTTCCGTCCGCCGCTCTGATACGGCGTACAGCTTTTGATGCGGTGGGCGGCTTCGATGAGCAGTTCATGGGGTACGAGGACGACGATTTATTCCTACGGATGTTCCGCGCAGGCTTCACGAATCACTTCCTCGACAAGCCGGTGACGGCTTGGTGCCAGCACACCGGGTCAACGTCATGGTCTGTCAAGATGTCTCGCAGCCGATGGCGGTATTTCAAGAAGCTCGTCGCGTCATTCCCGGATGATTATTTTACGAAGGTTTATTTCTTTCGCGATTGTCTTGTACCGCGCTTCGGCCACGAATTTGTGAGGGAAGCTGCAAAGGCTGTTAAAACGTCATCGCCAAATCAGGACGAGCTTGTACAAATTCTGGTCGAGTATTCGGAAATCGTCTCGGCAAGTTCGAGCATAGACCGTCGTTACAAAAAACGCATCCGCTTGATGGCGTGGGCTCTTTCTTCGTGCCCGCGTGGACTGCTTCTGGTGGCCCGAAAAATGACGGGGCTGCCCCTGGTTGGAAGATTCGTTGCCTGACACGCGGTACGACCACACATCAAGAAGAAAGGAAAACCAAGATGCTGACCTTAGACGAAATGGTGAAAGAACTGGGAACCGTGACGATTCGTCACAGCGCAGGGATGTACCACGCAAATGCAGTCGGAATGATTAGTTGCGGGGATGCCAATAGCAGCGATTCCATCTCAGGCGCAGTCTGGAACGCCCTCAACCTGAAACGATCGCATGAGAGGGCCGCGCCGGACGCCGGGTATCCCATCGAATCGTCCGCTAACCTGTGACGGGAAGGTATTGGCGATATTCCGATCGCGGCCTTCGTCCTAACGAGCCGGGCTGCCTGTCGTCTGTAGACTCGTCGTCTGATTTACTGCGAACCACCACCAACCGTGTTGCCGGTGCCATTATTGCTGACGTTCGTGTTGTTGTTGAAGTAAGCATTCGACTGAACGTTCACACCGGAGGCGTTAGTATCCAGATAAATCGCCGGAGCCATATATCGGAACACGTTTCCGGTAATCACGCCGCCCACGCCCGAGGTGTTGTTGACATATATGCCCTGTGCACTACCCTGCGTCGGAGCGTTGACATTCTGAAACGTATTCCCGATGTACGAGAACAACACGGCAGCGCTGTTGTAAATCCCGACATTTCCAGCCGTGTTGAATAGGATGAAGAGATTGTGCGACACCATTAGATTCTGGTACTGCGACAGGATGCGGACACCAACCAGGGATGCAAACTGGCTATTGGAAATAGTCAGCTGGTCCATCCCAGTCTCACCGGTCGGGACATAAATACCCGAATAACTTTGCGCGGTGAAGTTGCACTGATTGACCGTTACCCCTTGCGTGTACGTGCCCAGAATCAGGCCGTTCGCCATAGAGTAGAAATTGCTCTCGGCGAAGTTGTACTGCACGCCGGGTGCGGTGCTCGTACTGTTGATCGTTACTCCCGTTCCCAACTGAGCAGTGCTTCCGATGATGTTCATCCCCCGGAAGTTCACATTGGAAACCTGATTCAGTACGATCCCGTTGGCCCAATAGTTTGCCTGAAAGTAACCATCCGATCCGCGAATCGTGACATTCGTGATATCAGATAGTGCTGTAGAAGCAGGGTTGGGGATCGTTCCCGTAACCTGTGATGCAACAATGGCAGCGCCTACAGCACCAGCCCCCGTCGTAGTCAGGGCAAGGTCACGGATATGGAAGGCCGTGGCAGTTCCGGAGGACGACGACGAACCTTGCAGCGATAGGGCAATGCCGTTAACTCCTGACGCGAACTGCAATTCAGTAGAATCAGCACCGGCTCCCAGAATGCTGATGGAGCCTGCCGACGACGGAAACGTGTATGAAAACTGGCTAGTGAATTTCCACAGCCCCGGACCAAAGTAGATGCAGGCTTTACTGGTCGGAGACGCCGCAATAGCCGCGGCCGCAGCCGTCGAATTGTCGCGAACGCCCGTATTGTCACCGCCGAATTCGGCAACATTCTCGCAATCGCTAGGAACAACGCCCTTTCCCGTTGAGGTGACGTACCACCCGTTCCCTGATCCGTTTGAGACAACGGTGATAGTCCTTCCCGGGGGAACATATAAGGTATTGGCTGATCCACTGGCAGCATTGATGATGACTTCGGCGGCATTGCCTTTGATAGTCCCGCCCGTAACGCCCCCCATGAAAGTCATGGTGGCACCAAAGGACACGCTGGACAGCGCGGGAAGCGTGGCAATGGCCGCATTAGCCTGAAACTGCGCCGTACCACCCAATTGGGAGGTTGTCAGCGTCGTATTGGCCGAAATTGCAATGATGTTCGACTGCTGATACGCGAAGCCCTTCGATGCCAGGAAAGCAGTAGTTGCCACTTTCGTGGAGTTGTCGCCAGCGCTCGGCGTGGGCGCAGTGGCCGAGGTCGAAGCAGCGAAGGTTGTGGTCGTAACGCCCTGCGCCGAAATAGCGCCAGTAAATGTAGCGCCGGTCAGAGATGCCGAATTCGTGTAGCAGGTAAATCCCGTTCCGCTTGTCCATTGCAGCGCGCTCGTAGATGTCGAGCAGGACGGCATTGCGAAAGCAGTGGGCGATGCGCTAGACCCCGTTGCGTTTGCAATAACGCTATTCGCCGCCTGCGCCGCCAGAGACGAAATCGTGACGAGGCCGGTTGCGGTAAAACTGCCGGTGAACGTCGGTGAGGCAATCGTTGGCGTAGTCAGTGCAGGCGAATTGGACAACACCACAGAGCCAGTCCCCGTAGACGTAGACGCGCCCGTACCGCCATTTTCCGGCGCAAGTGGGTTTTGCAGCGTCAATGAATTAAACGTCGGCGACGGGTATGTCTGCGCCAGCGCCGGAAATGCCAGCAATGCTGCCGAAAGCGCGGTGATGAGCTTTTTCATTTATGAGCGCACAAATAAAAAACCGCCCGGAGGCGGCTTATATTGATCTGGTTTGAATGTCAGGAGATTGAAACAACACCACTGTTGTTCCAGACGACTCCCGTCGAACCTGGCTGAGTGGTAGGTAATCCCGCCGCCCAGGCAGTCGAACTCAAGATTGACGCCAGATGAGAAAGTGGCATCGAGCACTGGGCTAGTTGACCGTTTTGCATCTGGTAAATCGTGACAAGTTCATCACCATTAATCGGTTGCGGTAAACCATATACGTGCATGTCAGAATCCAATGGCGAGATACACCAGCGCGAACGTGCCGGACGATTGCGTATAGAGGGACAACTGGACCTGTGATAGACCGGAAGGCGTGGCGGAAGGCGTTCCCTGAATCGGAGGAGAAATCCCGCCAAAGCTGGCTATGTCCCATAAATGCGAATTGGGAAACGGTATTGGCAAGTTGAACGTGCTGGACGTATTACCGATCCCGGATGAAACAAGTGCCGCCGTGCCATACTGGACAACCAGATTCCGCTTCGTGCCGGCGATGATGACGGGAATCTCGAAATATCCGGTGCCGCCGAGTGAGGCGACGAACTGACCGAGATTCACCGCATTTGTGGCTTCGGTAGGAGGTGCCACGTCGAATTGCTGCGTCGCCATGCCGGCCAGCAATGCAAACGTTGCATCGGCCTGTCCAAGCGTGATCGCCTGCCCAGAAGAAGCGGCGTTTCCAACTGCAACCGGATTGCTGAAAGTGTTATTTCCAGACCATGTGTTGTTATCCGCAAGTTGACCAAAAGACATTTGTTGGCCTGCGGTAGGCGGGCTGAATGCGAAGTCTCCGGTCAACCACGCGAGCGGCGATGTTCCGTCCTGTCCGCGCAATACAGTCAGCGTCGCGCCAGAAATGGCCGTAGCATAGACAATCTCGTAATTCCCTCGCGTGGCAGCATCGTTCAGCGTGAGAACTAGCGCCTTGCCGGCAGGAATCGATGCCGGCAGGTTTTGCGTGCTGGATAATGTGATAGTACCTGCGCTATTCGATACCGCCCCCGCCAACGTCGTATTGATGTTGTTGGCAAAAATGAAAATAGTCATGGGCCTGCCGAAATGGAAATTAGCCCGGAGTTATTCCAAAGCTGGTTTGTATTGTTCGGGTCTGACGTGGGCAATCCACCGCCGCCGAGTGCAAGCAGGCCTGCTGCGGTGACAACTCCGAAGTACACGGGTGCCCCGACTCCAGACCCTCCCGGCACGACCGCGACAGTGCCGCCGTTGTACCAGACGTCACCCGCAGACAGGCCGCCAGGATCGGTCGGATAGTTCAGTGGGGCTGTCATCCATAGCACGCCGCCATCATTGAAAAATCCAACGCTGTTGAAGGCGACGTCGTACTGGAATGGGAAAGCAATCAGACGCGCATTCAGCAATTCCTGAAGCGCGGAGAACACTGTGTTATCGAATGATGCGATGGTGAACGTGTTTCCCGATACCGTGATCGACGGAGGATTCTCCTGGACGGTGTAATCAGTCCCGCCTGCGCCATTTAGAAAGCGGTTAACGCGGTTCTTCAGCCATCCTATGGTGAACATCTGCCCGTCACCGCGGTACAGATTCCATGTCATCATCCGTTTATAAATGTCGTCCGATGCGATCTGAGCAGTGCCCGATGTCGAATGGGCGAGACCGTTATACGGCTCTAATTCGTTGTACGGAAACTCGTTGTACCCGGCTCGGGTGAAGCTTGTTTGCGTAGAAAGAACGGGGCGGGGAATGTTATAGATTCCCTGACCAATCCAGTCCAGCAGCGGACCCGATATATTGGGCGACGTGTAGAGCCCTAGCGGGGTGTTGTTGAACCAGTCCAGATACCCTTGCGACAGAGAGTTGTATGTCGCTACAAATGCCTGAAGGTCCTCATCATCGCTGTACTGCGCGTATAGATAACTCGGTATGATCTGCTGGAGCGGAGCCGTGCTGAATGACTCTATTTGCATGCCCTTACCCCTGTGTCACTGTTACGCCGGTAGAAGAGCAACTGAAATAACCTTCCGGGTCTGAGGGGACGATACTTGTCCCCGCAGTCGGACTGGCAACCACGCCATTGATCGTTATCACGAACTGCAGCGTAGTCACATTCGTCGGGTCAATCACCGCCGACACGGAGTCCCGGAAAACCGAACTCATATCGAGCAGATTGATCGGTTGGCCGACATAAATCGAATTGATATACGACTGGATTGCTGGCGATGCGACTTGCGCCACCGAAGTTCCTGCCGTGAAGCTGGGTAGCGTGGTATTCCACGTTATAGCAACGGTCACCGTCTGCTGCGGAGGATTCACGAACGTCACTGAATACGTGTCGGGATTCTGGTATAGCGAGACAGCCACATCGCGAGGGTTCGGCGTGAATTTGGCGCCGCCCGTATAGGCGCCGAATCCGGTCCCATTCGTTGTGGTTGTAATTGTGTCGCCGGCAATCGAGGAGACGGTATAGGTCAGGTTGTACGCGATCGGAGTTGCATCCGTCACCGTGAACGTCTGCCCGATTGCAAACCCACTCGGCAGGTTCGTGGTAATGACAACGGGGTTGGCCGCTGTCATGGTCGTAATGCCGAGTTGCGAGCCCTGAAGAACCGCGATATCAGGGACGCTTTGCAGAATTGCGGTCGCCACCGAATAGGCATCTCCGCCGCCGCAGACGATCTGCCAGCCGCCTGCCAATTGATTGATCGACACCAGGCGCTGTTGAACGCCGATGATTTTGCCAAGCAACGTTTTCACATACGCAGGCGTTCCCGTAGATGCAACTATGCCTGCTTGCAGCACGCGAGCGCGATAGTCCTGCGGGCTCTCGGTCGTGGTCGCTGGCGTCCCAGCTTCCGGGTTCGTCACTGTGACGGCGTAGGCGCTCGGAACGGACGTGACAAGCTTGGTAACCGTACCGGCCGGGATGGCGAAGGTTCCGCTGGTGGTAGCAACAGCAAACAGGAGGGGACTAATCCCCCCAGTCTCGATTACCCCCCCATCCTGCAAACTATACTGGTTAGAGCCATCGCCCACCAGAAATCCCGGCTGGAAGACATAACCGGGAGGACCGGAAAACTGCACGTAGACGCTACCGTTCGCCGCCAACCCCTGCGGAATGCCTGCCTGCGCGCCGAGTTGGGCGAGAATAAAAGCATTCGCGCCGTAAGGCGTAACACTGTTAATCGCATCGACTCTGGCCTGGTCGAGCGTGACCAGTGCGCCGACGTCCGTTGACGCGATGTCCTCAATTAAGCTGCCCGGAAGATTTGCAGAATAGTCGGGGTTTGTCGCAGCAACGCCATTGACGAGCGCCGACCGAAGCGTCGACGGCGGAGTCGTGACAGGCCCCGCACTCGTCATCACCAGAGGTATGGTCGTCGGGTTTATGGTAGATGCCATCTGGTCGGGCCATAAAAAAGCCCGCGCAAGGCGGGCTGTGCTGTTGTGGTTTCGAGGTCGGGTGGAGCGCGCTACGCTTTTAACGAATGCGGCGGGCTCGGAGAAATCCGTCTGCCGTGACAGATCCTCCGGAGAAGGTCATCTGTGCGACCAGGTACACTGTTGTCGTAGAGGAAAGGCTCAATCTCGTCACACCAGTATTGCTAACTTCGTTCGAACCCGTCGTGAAGGTTACTGAAGTATTGGCAATTCCTCCAGCGGGCCATGTCGGAGTGGTTGCCGAGACAGTGTTGATGCCTGAGATAATATTCACAGGTGCCGCGCCCGCCCCGACGTTAAATCGGATCGAACCGAATAAATCCCAATCCCCTGCTGTCAGGGAAACCGAAGTCGCATTGAAATTCGTGGCCGTGGTGATTGACGTGCCAGAGGTTGTGTTCGAGATCATCTCCCCCACACTCCCAGCATTCGCATTATCATTCGTCGTCGTGCCGACAATACCGGCAGTGCTTGACGGCGTAATCGTGCTTGTCGCTTGGAGGGTAGTGAACTTGCCGGAAGCGGCGGTCGTTCCTCCAATCGCTCCGGGAGATGCAAATGTCGCGCCTCCTAGCGTAGCCGCATTCACCGCAGTATTGCAGGTGAATCCGGTATTTATGGTCCAGTTCAGGGCGCTCGTCGCCGTGCTGCAACTCGGCATAGCAACTGCCGTGGGGCTGGCGGTGGATGCGGTTGCATTTGCCAACACCGTATTGGCTGCTTGCGTAGCCAGGTCAGTCGTTGTAACAAGGCCAGTTGCCGTGAAAGCGCTAGTGGCAGACAGTGTCGTCGCATAAACCGGCTCAGGCGTCGAACTTCCGAAACCAGTAGTCGGAGGATTTGCGAAGGTATAGCCGTTCAGCGTTGATGCATTGACGTTCGTGATGCAAGTGAATCCGGCTCCGTTTGCATACCCGAGCGCGCTAGTCCCTGAATTACAATTTGACAGACCCATAACCGTAGGAGTCGTCGTATTGTTCGTCGGGTTCCCAAGTACGGAATTCGGCGACATCGGCGCGAGGCTTGACGGGCCAACCGATCCGCTTGGTAGGGTGAATGAACCGTTGACAGTGAGATTGCCTGTTACTGTGAGAGTAGGAACCGTCAACGGTCCCGTCAGAGATCCCCCGCTCAGCGATAGCACATTGGCAAATGCATTGTTCAGTTGCTGAGCCGTCAGTATCTGTCCGGTGACGAACTGTGCATTAGCCGCAGAACTGGCAAACAGCAGGAGTAGGGCTAGTTTTCGCATTATCCGAGCGTCGAGCTATCGAGAATGAAAGTGTTATTGAGCTGAGGCGCAACGACCGAGGAGTCCACGTAGGGCGTGAGCACAGCTCCGCTGTGGCAGACGGCGTTGACCTGGTAGGCTGGAGGCCACTGGACCTGTACGCGAGAGATCGTCAGTGACGAGAAATACTGCGAGAACTGTGTCTGCGTTTGCATGACGTAATAGTCGGGAAGCACCTGCGTTACGATCGTCTGATATTGAGGAATCCCGTAATTTGCATAGAAGGGTGACTCTCCGAGGTTCAGCTTTAGGCATTGCGCAAGCGTGGTCAGCCAGATGCTGTCGTCGTAGCCTGCGCTATCCGTGTTGACCTGTACCCAAGTCTTGGTCCCGTCCTCGTTCGTGATTCGGCCATATGTACGCATTTAGTAGACCATTTTCATTTGAGCCATGCCAGATACCCGTCCGCCCAACTTCTTTTCACATGACAATCTTCTGAAGCTCTCAAGAGAATATTTGGTGCTCGTTCTGTTCCTGAGGAGCAGGTCGGACGCATTTGCATTAGCCCATGAAGTTGCCAGGCGCGCGCCATTGTTTGTGGTGCGAGATCTCGAGTCGCTGAAGATTCATGTTGCCGGGTTCGCAGCAACGTTTGACGGTGCCACCGAGGCTATGGACCTGATTCATTACGTCCGCGGATGGCGAGGGACGCACTTCTACGCACAGGGGAGAATGGTCATCGGAGAGATGGAGCAGGCATTCCAACTTGAATCGGTGTTGAAGTGCTTCGCTGACTCATGCGCAGTCCGGGACTATCGAGCTCACTGTTTCCGGCTGATAGATGATCCATTCAATCCGCTGGCTCCTTATCGAAACTTTGATCACATCGCGCCATACTTCAGGCACTATGAGGCAGCGGCAACCGAGGGGACTTATGTCTTTCCATGCCGACATATGCTTCAGTGGTTCAGGCCACAGGACGGACATCCAGCATCCATAACGGACCAGATTCAGGCTGAGGGCGTCGCCCGGCACTGCGACGTTTGCCCTCGGTTCGAGCCCAACGATTTTTTATTTAGAGAAGGAAAAACATGAAACACTGGATCTGCGTGTTACTAGCCGCATCTGTCTCATATGCCTGCAACTCTAGGACCGACGACCAGATGACGTCAGAGGACAAGCACAAACAGGAAATCTTGGCAGCAATCAAAGAGTGCGCGAACCAAGGAATCCGACAAGACTACAACCCAGGAATCTCTTATTTGAAGTGCCACGATGGATTCATGGACATGAAATTCAGCGGCAGCAACGTAAAAATTGGCGGATGAACGGAGACATTATGAAATTGAGTCGATCTGAAGATCTAAAAAAGACCGCCATTGCGTGCGTCTCGACGCTGGCGGTTCTATTTGCTCTCACGATGTTGTTTGCGATCGCTACTGGCGGCCTGTGATTCCTAGTTGATCGGCGGATCGGTCTGCGTTTTTGTACCGGTTCCCGGGAAGTATCCGTGCGTATGGTTCTCGTAACTTTCGCCGTTGATGCTGAGGCCCGAGCCGTCGAGAACGATGGTGTTCGTGCCAAACGTCATGGTGATGCCGCTCGCGTTCAGCACCAGAGAAGTCGTGCCGTAAGTCAGCGCCGTTTCCGTAGCATTCACGATGGCCGTACTGTTGCCGAACGTTATCGTCGTGCCGTTGGTGTTCGTGACAATTTCCGACGTCGTTCCGGTCGTCGTCCGGATAATCGCACCGTTCGGCCCCTGCATCTGCGCTGCGTTCTGGTCGATCGGCGGAGAACCTGAGTTGCTTACCGGAACGAAGACCAGCGCGCTTAGATTGCCGGGTTTCGTTAGCGTCGCTACGCCACCGCCAAGCCCTGATACACCACCTAGGTAGGCATCGGCAGGCATTGTCATGCCGAAGTCGCCTACCTGCGTCGGCATGCGAATCCAGTTGCTCTCAGCCTTCGGAATCGTGATCTGCGGCAGGTTAAACGGCGCAGCATTGACCTCGAACGCAACCGTCACGATCGCACCCGATACCTTCACTACCCGACACGGCAGCGCGCGGCCTAAATTCTGGATAGCCTGTTGGGCTCGATTGATCGCGACTTGATTCGCGTTCTTCTGTACCCATAGCTTGGCATAATTATCAGCCATTCCTATCCTTGACTAGCCGCTGGAACTGCTACGCAATTGATAATGGTTGACCATTGCGAGGCGTCAGGCGACCTGAAGTTTCCGACCTGACGAAGTTCAGTCACGATGAAGTTGTCCTGAAACGTCGTCTTGTATTTGATGCTGGACGAGTATGCGTTGCCGGTCGTAGTAACGAAGCCGGGCGCATTCTGCAATCCCTGAGGCATCTTTACGATCGACCCCATTTGCAGGTCGGCTCGAGCAACCATCTTTATCTGGATTGTGTTGACCGCAATCCATGTTGGCTGCCCGATGAAATCGTTAAAGTTCAGTTGGATCGGACCCGGCCGATAGGTGTTGTCATAGACAACGATCTTCCCGGCCTGTATCCCGATGTTGACCCGGTTATCGAATACGCCTTCGGTGATGTCTCCGACCATCTGAGCAAACTGATCCAGCGTCGCGCAGATGTGGGGCTCATCGTGATTCTGAGTCAGATTCGAACTGATGTTCATGACCACAGGGACGCCCGGATATGCGTTCGCGAACGTCTGCTTCAGGGCATCCGACAATTCCATGCCGGCCGACCAGTCAAGCAAGAGATTGCCCGGATTCGAGAGCGTATAGACGCCCGGGATCACAACGAAGTCCAGCGTCTGATTCGTTCCTTCCCAGTTGCCGAACGACTGGAAGATTGTCCCCTTCAAAATCGTCCCGGCCTGATTCGGGGAAATGAGCGGCAGTCCCGGCGCCTTCATTCCCGCTTTCAACTCTAGCGTCATGCCGGCGAACTGCTGCGCCTGCGTCAGGTCTTGCAGGGATATCCCGCGGACTGTGATTGTCGCGCTGTTGCCGGGGGTTCCGTAGGGCAAGACCAGAGCGTCGTATTCGACCTGCAATGCGGCCGGATCGTAGATGCCGTTTTGATGAGTCGACCATGTACGCGTTGGCGCTGTGGCACCTGCGGGCGTTAGCGCCAGTTCGTAAAATCGGCTCATGGGTTGACTTCCAGATTCCTCGTATCGGCTCGGTAAAGAATGGTTGAGGTGCCGAAGATTCCAGGCGCCAAGAGGATGTCATAGTCGAGCGGGGAGCCGATCAGAGCGCCAGTCCAGATGTTTGCTCCCGACTGATCCGTGATCGACGCGAAATATCGCTGCCCGGAAATATTCCATGCCGCGCTGAACGTATAGCTCGTGTTGTCCAGCGTAACCTGCGTCGAAAACGGAGGGGACGCGTTGTTGCTCGGCGTGAAGGGGATCAGTGTCATAGAGGTGTCGAAAGGTATTTATTGACAACACCCGACAGATTCGAGATGTTCGACACGGCATTCTGTGCAGCCGAACCGACTGCCACTGCAGCGTTAGACCAGATAGACGTCCCGGCCGTCGTCGGTGCCGTTACCTGCGCGCCCGAGGCCAGTTTCGACATCAATGAGGAATACGCCTGGATCGCCTGCATCTGCGTGGTGAGCGGCTGAACAAAATCCCACTGCGCCATAATTTGAGTTTGCTTTCCTTCGCCACCGGTCGTATCCGTGATGCTTTGCAAAATACAGCCGGTGTAGATGTACCATGGTGTGGCCACTGTGTACGTCCCACCAGCCGCGTTGTGCGCAACGAGCGAGTTTTGCAGCGAAGTCCAAATCGCAAGTTTCGTGAGGTAGCCGGCCGTATCTTTGACCGGTGCGATCATCCGGAGACTAATGTTCAACGGATTCTGAATCGTTGCATTCGCGGCCGTTGCCTGATTTGCAAATGGAAACGTCGCAGCCTGCTGGCTGATAAGCGTCGAGCCAGGGATCGGAACATACCGAGCAAAAAAGTCGTCCGTCGAAATCCCGTTTGTCAATGCGCCCTGCACTGCAGACAACGCTTGACCGCCTAATGCAATGATCGGAAGCATACCGCCAAGTGTATTCGACGCAATGCCGTCAACCAGGATAATGGGAGATATCTGGAATGCCAAGTCATATGCTATCGCGGCTGCTGGTTGTGCCATATTAGTTCGCCGCAGCGTTCATCGAGGTCGACACATTGGCTGTCGTCGAGTTGTTGATGTTGATGTTGACGTTCTGACCCTTCTGAAGAAGGAGTTGCATGAGCTTGGCGTTGTAACCCTGGGATTCTTTGGGCGCATACTTCTCCCAATCTTTTCCATGTGTAGCAATATCCTTGTCAAGGTTACCCATACCCCAGTTGTAGGCGGCCATTGCTTTCTTGACGTCTCCACCGTATCGCTTCAACAGGAAGGTGTCGTAGCGCCTTGCCGCATCTCTGGACGCCTTCGGGTCATTGACATCGCCATGCCCCCAATCCTTCCAGGTGGCGTCCATGAACTGATACGGACCTTTCGCGCCCTTCGGTGAGAGTAAGTGTTTGCCGCCAGCGGACTCCATCTGAAGCTGCGCGTCAAGAATGCTGTCTAGATTGGGCGCGGCTAGCGTGCCGCCGCTCCCTGAAAAGAAGTCTCGGATGCCGTAACCCATTCGCGCCAGGCCACTAACCACACCCCCTTGCGATGCAGCCTGTTCCCTGGACACCGGTGGGCCTTCAAGTGCGGCCATAACCGCCTTTGCCTCAGGGCCAGCGACTTTCAGCAGATTGACAGCCGCCGCTGCCGCTGCTTTGCCCATCGTCTCCAGTTCAGGAGACATTTTCGCGAGCTGACCGTTGAACTCATTCATCACCTGAGCCCAATCGGACTTGAGGGCGGCTTTGACGTCTGATGCTTGGTCGGCGGTGCCTTGATCGATCTCGTTGCGTTTTGCGTCGGCCATTTCCTTCTGCTGAGCTTTCACCCAGTCAGAATCGCCATAGCTCGCGCCAGTACGCAACTGCTGAAGCGAGAGCATGTCCGTGAAGCCGTAGGCTTGCGCCATCGAAGCGGCCGGCTTGCCGGATTTTTGCCACTCGCGGTACTTGCCGCTTGCGGCCCGCGCGAAGTCATACGTCAGTTGCTCGGCGTCTTCGTTCTGGACCTGTTGAGGTGTCAGGCCCGCCGCGATGAAGGCTCGCCACTTCGATACATCTCCCTGGGCATTGGCAACATTACCGAGGTCCGATGCGCCGAGTCCGAACTTCTCGAAGTTGGCACCGAACGCTTGCGTCTGACCGATTCTCAAGCCAAGTCCTCGGGCTTGCAGGTTCTGGCCGGCAAGCATGCTCGTAGCGCCATAAATTGCGCCGATTGCAGAGCCAATACCGCTTGCGCCAACCGTGCCCAGCTTGAGCAGGACCGAGCTCATGCCAGAGATAGATTTGTGCATTGCCGCCGACGCTTTCTGCATCCGCGTCATCTGGATAGCACCGTCTTTCGCCCGGGTGTTGAACTTGTCCTGCACACCGGTGGCGCGGTTCATCGCCTTAGAGATTGCGTCAGCCTGAACGGCTGCGATCATCAGGAATTCTTTGGACGACTTGGACGACTTGGAGAAGTCCCCCATGCCAGATCCGGCATCGTCGATCGCGCCAGTTACCTTCGCCCAGTCCTCTGGCATGCTCTCGAGCTTTTTCTGGTAGTCCTGAAAGAGAGCGTGGAAATCGCGAAAAGGTCCGTCATTAATTTCGACATCAATTATTGCTTTTTGTGTCATGACGGTCTCTTTAGGGCTTCCAACAGGTATCGATTTCTGAACTGCTGCGCCGTGTGATACGGGCTGTCGTACCGCTCGAACACTTCGCCAAAGCCCTCAGTGGCGACGTAGTTCAGGATGGAATCGACGATGGTGTCTTTGTCGTAGGCGCGTCCTGCGTCAATGTCGGCAAAGAGGCGAGGAATTCCGTAGGTGTGGATGACGTGATCGACGCACCCAGAAAGGATGCCGTGCCATTCGCTGCCGTCGCGCGATCGGCCTTTTTCGCCATCGCATAGTGACAGGTAAAAAAAGTCACGGCGGCGACCGTTTCCTCCCAATCCTCGGCGTCGATCTTCCCGCTAGAAATTGCCGTTTCGACCGGCAACATGTCCCATCCATTTGGACCCGGACACAAGATGGTAGTCAGGCGCTTGAACTCAGCGAAGAGGGCGTCTGTCTCGTCGTCATTCACGTTCCCGCGCTCGTCGATCATGCCTAGGCTGATAGCCTCCTTACGCCCTTCATCCTTGAGCGTCAGCGCTGCAATGCGCGGCCCGGAGCCCATTAGATAGTGAGCGCCCTTACTTGACAATGATGCCTTGGTTGCCGCGAGAACGCGGTAGTGCTGCTCAAAAACGGCGCGCGACACGGGCGTATGGAAGGCATGGATTCTCACCACGTCTTCGGTCACTTCCTCGGTCACGTCTTTGCCGTCAACCTTCTTCGTGACCTTCCGCGTGATTTTTTCAGTCACGACCGGAAGAACAAGATTTCTGTTTTCATCGATGCGCATCTCAATCCCTTTAATCGAGCCTTATGAGGTGCCACGGCAGCCGGTAAGGTGCCGGCGTTTCGGGTCGCGTCCCCAGCCGTGGCGTGAGGTTGTTACGTGAAACTCCAGAGGGAGGCGTTCACGTTGAACGAGCCGCGGAGTGTCAATCGAACCACTGGATCAGTGCCGTCGAATGCGCCCGGGCTGATCATGCGAATGCCCGTGTCATTCAATGTGATTGCTGGCCATGCCGAGGTATCGCTGTGAATCGTCACATCGCCCAGAACGCTGTTGTCTTGCGCCTGAGCTAGCCAGTTCGCTGCCAGCGCCTGCGATCGGAGCAGACCCACTGTAATCGTCGCCATCACATAGGGTTCGGGCGAGTTCACAACACCAGTCGCCGTCTCGATCTGCTGATTGAAATCACCCTCGAATTCAATGTGGCAGAAAGATTTGCCCATGTACTGACTCGTGATGTTCAGCGTGGGGGTTGCGGGAACAACTACCGAGCATCGGACGCGGTTCAGCGGTCCCGCATTCAGATAGGGATTAGCCATGTTGCGTCCTTAGTTCACAATCTGGGTGGCGTCGAGGTTGAAGGTGAGCGTCAGGAATGCGTTCTGACCAACCACCGTCGCCGAGAAGCCGTTGTAGATACCGGCGTTGTAGTCGTTCGGGTTTTCCGTCGTGTACGTCGAGAACGGCACAGCCGTCACAACGGCGCTCAACGCACAACCGAACTTCACAGCCGAGTTCGCTACGTTCTGCGCAACGGCGAGAAGCGTGTTGATGCCGTTCTGGTCATACAGCAGCGGGGGATTGCTGTTGGAGCCGTTGATGACTGCTGCAGCGAGCGCCTGCTTGACCTGTATGCGGAACCAGTCGATCCCGTACCACCACGCAGCCTGCTCACCATCCATCGTCGTGCCCTTGAAGACACATGCGGTGGAAATGCCGCCTTCGGCACCTGTGTAAATCAGATTGCCGTAGTTCGTCAGAACCGTATTGATGCTCGTCTGATTGCTTTTGTCCCAAGGCGTAACACCAAACGCGTAGCGATAAGACATCGGCGCAAGCGGATTGGACGAGCCCGGCTTATTTACCAGCCAGTTGTAGAAGTCCGCCGATAGTTGATGCTCGGTCGACGCCTTGGTAGGGCTCGGAACCTGCGCGTAGACCGCCTTGTTCGTGGCGTAGGTAGGTAGATTCGCAACGGTCGTCGTGACGAAGAAATACGTCTGGCCACTCGGGCTCTCGTAGTTCGCCGTCATCGTGTTCAGTGCTGCAGCCGAGGCCGCATCCCACGCAGCGGGCAGCAGGTAGGCATAGAACACTTGCGGATTGCTATTTGCCGTAATCCACGTTTGCAAGGCCGTGATTGCCGATGCGGCCGTGGTCTGCGCGCCCAGTTCGAGCACGTAGACGCCGACCGAGTTGCCTTGCGCGAAAAACGTCGTTGCGGCGTTGCTGATGAATCCAGCGTTCGACGGGAGATAGGTTCCCGGAACTGTCTCGGTGCCCGGATTCGTCGCGATGGCGAACGTGAACGTGTTGGTGCCGGTGACCGTCGCCGCATACGTCCCGTTGTAAGCCGCAGGCGTAGCGCCGGCAATGGTCGTGGTGAATGTCTGGCCCGTCGCCAGACCGATCGTGGCCGTGGTGGTAGCCGTGACCGTGCCGCTAGACCAGACCATGCCAGTCAATGCGAGAGGCGCGGCGAGCAGTGCTTGAACGGCAGAAAGCGTGCCGCAGTACTGATACGTTCCGCTGGTGAGAGTCGTGCCGCCCGCAGACACAATCGCACCACTCTGCTGCAGTTGGGAGACGGTCGGCGCGCGCGTGACGGTCGTGTTGACCGTGACGATCGTCGGAGTGATGGTTGTCGCCATGTGGGCGGACTCCTGTTATTAATCGAACGAGACGGCAACTTGACCGCCCGTGCCCGGATCAACCACGATCCCGGCGAGGCAGGGGAAATCAAGGGGGATGACGGTGCCGACTGCCGGCCACGAAGCGGTGTATTTGATGATTGCGTTTGCGGTAGCCGCGGCGCCCGTAGTGGCCACGTCATAGACTGCGAAGTTGCCGGCCGTAGCGACAGCAACGACGGTGACTTTGCAAACTCGTCCGGCGCTGGCCTTGACAGCCGTGATCGCGGTGATGTTCAGCTTGTTCGTCGAGCCATTGCCGATGAGCAAATTGCCGCTCTGGTCCATCTGAAGCGGCGAACTCTTGTTTGCTGCGCTGAGTGCTACGTTTGATTTAATGGGGCTTTGGGGCATTTTTGAAACTCCAAATGAAAAACCCCGCCGTAGCGGGGTGTTGATCTAGTCGGGGTGCCCCGCGCTAGGAGGTGGTGATCGAAGAAAATCCAGCGGACAGAATCAGTCGTCGCGCGATGGCATCAGAGGTCGTCTGGAAATACCATGCGTCAATATCGAGAGTCTTTTTCATCGCGATCACATTCAACTCGGATTGCGTTCGCTTGGCATCCTTGATAACCGGCGAGTTGCCGAAGCCAAAGTTGTCCGTGTTCAGCGAGTAATCGATCAGTGATGCATAGAACTGGATCGCCTGCTGATTTGTGAGTCCGTACAGCGTCAAACGAACCCGGTCTTTGGCTAGTTGCGAGCTCGGCATGTCATGCAGTGGAGACGCGCCCGAATTCGCCTCAACCGTTCCCGGCCAGACATAGATCGGAAACGATGGCGCCTCCGTCATATCAGGATCGACGTGCGCCACGATGTACGGAGGCACAACGTTAGCGGGCACTAGATACGACGGATACACGGGAAGCGATACGGTGCCTTGCGCCAGCCAGATCGGCAGGCTATTCGAAACGATCGGGCCATCCGGTAGATCCGCAGCACTGTCAACTAGCTGCGAAGCGAGGGCGGGATAAACCGCGTTGCCGAGATAGTGATAAAGGTTCGCCTGCTCATAGAACGAGCCGCGAACATTGAAAGAGAAACGAATTCCGTTGAAGGAACCGAGCCACATCGTATCAGGCGATACCGTGTTGAACTCGTCAATCTGGCTCAGCGCAGTGAAAATGACACGGTTGATGTCGATTGTCTCGTCTTCATTCTGCTGCTGGTCCGTGGCGTAGTGCAGCGAACCTTGGACGGTCGTTGTGACGCCAGTGTTGACCCAGAATACCGTACCGTCTTCGGAGATGACTTGGCGGGCGTACTGCGTGAATACCACGCTCTGATTATTCGAGAGCGTGTTGACGCCCGCGGCTAGATCGTTCGCAAGCTGGCTTTGAGACGAGAGTGACTCAGCTATGGATGGCATCTATTTTCCTAACTCATCCACGCGACGAAATTGGCCATATACATGCCAGTGTCTACAAATGACGGGCGCCGCGGGTTCCCCTTGGCATATGGATGCTTCAGGCGGTGATTCACGCCGTCTAGCGCTGCTTGTGTCGGCACGCCAGCGATACCCATGCTCTCAACTTGCTGCGTGAAAATGAACTGCTTGAACATGGCAGTGATTGCGGATTCAGCAGAGGCGAACGGATTGGGCGAAGGCTGTCCGCCCATCATCATCGTTTCCAGCGAACCGGCAATCGACTCCTCGAGTTCCTTCGCGATGTCAGGCAACCGGGCGAAGGCGAACGTATCCATGATGTGATACTTCTCTTCGAGGATTTCCGCGATGTCGCCGGTCGTCTTCGTGGCTGCGTCTGACTTTGGCTTGATCGGCTTGTTCGCTTTGCCTTTCTTGGCCTTCGGGACTTTCTCGTCTGTGGCGCGATCCTGATAGGGTATGTCGATGATTCCGAGGTGCAGCGTGATGCGGGCCGGCGCAGTTCTCGCGTAAATCTTGGGCGCCGAATAGCTTCCGCCGCCATCTGCGATCGGTGATTCAAAGTCGCGACCGGCTGCCATACTTCATCCTAGGAGATGCCCCAGATCGGGCCGTTATCTGCCATAGCTGCAAGCCACTGGCGCCCGAATGGGTCCTTTAGCGCCTGGAGTTGGCCGATCGTTAGACCGCTCAAAAACTCGGGCATTAGCATCGATTCCGACGTGCTCTGATCTGCCGTCGACTGGATGATGCCGCCAGTAAAGCCGGTCAGATTCCACGTCTTCCGCAGATCCGCAAAGTACGTTTGCCCCGGCTGATCCGGGCACCAGTTGATGAGGAACGACGTTGCTAAGCAGTAGACCGCGAAACAGTAATAGTCCTGCCCAACGAAACGCAGGACTTGCAGCGTCATTTCCTCGGCGTAGCTCAGCGCCCACGGTATGTAGGCGCTATCCGAAGGAAGGGCACTCGTCGGAATGCCCGCCACGGTCGTCAGGAACGTGTACAGGTCCGTGACGTTTGGTGTGGTCGACGTCTGCCAAGGCGCGAGCGCGCCCATACCCGGCAGCGGGGGAAAGCAGAACGCGCTCATGTTTGCCTTTAGTTACGACGGGGACGGCCACGCCCGCGGCGCTCTTGCGGAGCATCGTCGCCAACGGAGATGACTTCGTGAACAGTCGCTTCGACGCCCTTCTGTTCGACTTCCTGAATCTCAACTTCGAAGTTTCCGAGATGAGCGTCGGTTTCCTGTGCAGCGCGCTTCATCAGGTCATCGGACGATACAGCGGCTTCCTTGCGACGCTCGAGAGCCTGCTGCACTAGCGCATCTTCGTTTTTCGTCATGCCTGTATAGAGGCGATCGAGCGGGATCGGCGTATCGTACTGATACAACTGGCCGACAAACTCGCGATGCCGGTCCATTTCCGAAACCGGGATCAGGCCATACATGCGGTGCTGGTCGACAATGCGCTCGTGATCGACGCGATTGCCTTGCGGATAGACGCTTTCTTGTTGGCCCGGCTTGATCTTGGTGACAACCGGTTTCTTGCTGTTTTCAACCCAGTAGATCAGATTGAATTCTTGCTTTGTGAGGTTCGCAACGTATAGAGCCATGACAGTCCCTGTTAAAAGTTATCCCTGTAAGTGCCTGCGGAAACACGACAGGGGGCGTGCTTGTCAGTTGCGCAACCTATCCGCAGGGCGAGCCTTAATACGCTGCGCTGATGAGCGTGAGCGCTTCCGGACGCGGGCTCCAACCCGAAGTCGAGCGCAGTTCCGACACGACATCGACAGCGCCAGCCGTGAGCGGAGCTGTGATCTCGGTCGGAGCTGCACGGTCGACCAGCTGGATCGAGCATGCTTGCAGGCCCGGAGTGAGTTCAGCGAACGCGTTGGTGTTGATGCGGCCACCGTTCGGCTTCTTCACTTCCGGCATGGAGATGATGATCATGTCCGTGCCGCCAGCGCCCTTACCCTTGAGGGTGTCGTCACAGGCCCACGTGATCTCGTCCTCATTCCAGTCGAGCACATCATCGATCAGGCCACGCGACGACTTCGAACCCGCGCCTTCGCGCTGGAACTGGGTCAGTTGCACGATGCCCTGATAGCTGATCGCTTCGAGGATTTCCTGCGTGGTCGTGACGGCGAAACGTGCCGGCATGCCCATCTGCATCGTGCGGACCTTGATCTGGCCGATCTGCTGCAGCAGGAAGAACGCGAGTTCGCCGTTGTCGTACGTCGAGATGGTCGTGTTGCCGTTCGAGTCAGCGGGCAGGCTGATTGCCGTTGCGCCGTTCGCGTTCAGCAGACCTTCGCCGTTCGACGGGTTCGCGCCGTACAGCAGCAGGTTCCGTTGTTGCTGGAACGTTGCCTGACGCATTGCGAGACGATGTGCTTCGACCGTCGATGCGCCAACGCGGCCGAGTGCAGCCGTGTCGTGATGGTCGTATTCCGCGCGCGAGCGGATCATGTACGTCGGCGTGCTGATTTCGCTGTACACGACCGAGCACGACGGAAGCTGGTTCGACGCGAACTGGCCGGTCTGCACTTGCGTGCGAACGTCCATGCGCTTGATGTAGACAGCCAGGTCGCCTTCGCCGAGACGCACGAGCGGATCGCCCGTTGCGATCAGGTCGAACGCGCCCGATGCCTGTTGATATTGCAGAAGCAGTTCGGGGACCAGGTAATGCGGCGAGACCCGAATCTGTGCCGGTACGATATTTGCCATGTGTAGTTACCGCCTTAGATGAGAATGAGGGCAGTCGTACCCTGGCGATTCCAGGTTGCCGCACCGGTATTTGCGTTGAAGGAAACCGTCATGCTGTTGCCGACGTTGACCGAAAGAACCTTGACCGGGAGAACGGCCGTGTTCTGGACGAGGGTGATCGTGCCGGTGAGTGCGCCGGTTGCGATCGCGCCCGAAGCCGCCGTCACCTGGAACGAGAAGTGCGTGTTGTCGGTGAAAGACGTCACGGTTTGAACGCCGTTGACGAGCGCTGCGCCCGTGCCGGTCACGCCAGCAACGTCGATCGTGTCGCCAACTGCGGTGACGTTCGTTGCTGCGCCTGCGACCACTGCGAAGGTGTACACGCCGTTAGCGAACGACGAGGTGATCGACGTAACGGCAACGGTTGCCGTGCCGCCAGTCGGGACCAGCGTTTGCGTGTTGAAGTCCCAGTTCACCGCTTGCGAGACGAGACCGCCGTCCAGCGAGACGAGACCCGGGTCAGCAGCGACAGCGATACGCGCGCCGCTACCCATGCGGAAGTACGCAACGGTGGCGCCAGTCGAGCCAGCGAGCGGGACCGGGCTTTGCGGCGAGCCAACCATCGAATAGGCCTGGTTGAACACCGAGAAGCCCGCGAGGTTCGCAGATGCCGTTGCAGGAGCAATCATGCTGCCGAGCGTCACGTCGTTGCCTGCGACCGGAATGTATTCGCTGATCGCCATTCCGCCCCAGACCGGGCTGGATGCGCTTGCCGAAAGATTGCCGAGCGAGAGCGCATAGCGCACTGCCGGGTCGTCCATGAACACGCCCTGCACGTAGCCGGCGCTTTGTACCGAAAACGAGCCTTGGGCATTCGTCGTCTGGTACGGGTAGAAAGGGGTATTAATTGCCATGTTTTCTATCCAGAAATGAAAAAGGCCCGCTCAGTGGCGGGCCTCAGATGACGACGATTGCCTTAGTGGGCTTTCGGCTGAATGATCTTGCTCTTCATGCGCGGGGGACGATGTGCGTCCATCCACGACGGACGGCTGTCGAAGAACTCGGTGATCTTGTGGCCGGCTTCGGAGGTGCGGGTGCGCATGACCGGGCCGTTTTCCGACACAGCCGGGCGGCTTGCGGCGTCCATCGCATCAGCGTAGATGCGTTCTTCAGCGATCGAGAATACGGAAGCGTCGAGCTTCGACAGATCAACATCCTTCCATTGCGAGCTGTTCGACTTGACCGACGAGGCCAGGCGCTTGCGATAGGCCAGAAGGTCTTCGCCATTCAGCGCACGAGGAGCCGACTTGCCGAATGCCGAAAACACGCTATCGGCCTTGGCTTGAGCGTCAGCCATCGCCGCGTAGTCGCTATCGTTCAGCGGCTTCGGCGTGAGTTGAGCGGTCTGGACGAGCAGCTTTTCGAGGTCAGCAACGCGGGCGAGGAGGGCGCCTTCGCGCTTGGCAGCGTCAGCCTTGGCTTCCTCCTTCTCTTTCTCTTCGGCGTCGGCCTTCTTCTTTTCCTCTTCCTCGTCGGCCTTTTCCTTCTCGGCGTCGGCCTTCTTGTCGCCAACAGCGAGTTCGTCGCCAGGCATGCCATCGGCCTTCTTGCCTTCGAACGCATCGCAGCGCTTCGAGAGCGAGTCCACAGCCGACATCAGCTTGTCCCACTTCTCGGCGTCTGCCTTTGCCTTCTCTTCCTCGGCATCAGCTTTCGCCTTCAGCTCGGCGTCGGCCTTGGCACGCGTTTCGAGTTCTTGCTTCGCCTCGGCGTCCGCCTTGGCCTTACGCTCTTCTTCATTCATCTCAGGTTCCTGAACGTTAGTGGTAGATACGCCAGTCGGCGGACCGCCCTTGTCCCACACGCCAGCCTCGCAGATCGCGATGTGGTCGAGCAGTTTGGGGTTCCCCTCTATTAGCAACTTTTGCCCGCCGTCGAGGGTTACGGTGGAGTTTTCAATACTCGGATTGCGAAAAACGACGTTGGGTGATGTCGACAATTGATCCTGCGACATTAGCGTCGCGGTCGCTTCATCGTAGACGCGCGCGATCGCCCAGACCTCATCGCCCTTGATGTAGGGCAACAGAACCGAACCTACTGAACGCCTCTTGAATTCGGCGGAGTCAAGGTTGCAGTTATCGGGGTGGTCAACAATTACCGGCAAGCCGTTGCAACGCGCCAGAAACTCGTCGTTGAGGTATTCCTCGGGCGGCCGGTAGACATACTCCTCATCCTTGGATCGGTACGATGTTCCGGTGCCAGTGATGCGGATGTCGAAGAGCCACATGTTCGTGAAGAACTGTGGTGACGAATATTCACCTGAAACCATCGCACGCGCGAGGTCCGTTTCCGTCATTTGCGCTTTCTTGATCGCCTTGAAAGTGTCAGACTCGAGCACGTATCGGCAGCCCGGATGCATCGGTTCGGGCCACGATCCAATCGGCGCCCACATGCATTCCGTGCTCTCGTCGCTCAATGCGACTTCGAAGGGGCGGCACTCGTGATAGAACGTGGTGAATTCGACAGCGCCGTCGCTGGTAGCCCCGAGCCTGACTAGCTTCTCAGGCTCGTATCCGGCTTCCTCTTGCGTCTCGCGGCGGGCGGCTTGTTCGGGTGTTTCGCCTGGCTCGATCTTGCCTCCGGGTATGCACCATTCGCCAGGATGATCGCCATCAGGACCGCGGCGCAGAAACAGGACTTTCCCGTCAGCGATAATCAGCGTGCCGGCGGCTTGCATCGGCGCGCCGGCCGATCCTTCTTCTGTTGCCATAGCGTTATCTCATTGCTGCGATTTTGGAGCGGGCCTCGGCCAAGGATTCTTCACCTTTCTTGGTCAGCATGTCGCCGGGCAAGTCGCGGAGGGCATACAGCCAGGTAGCAAAGCACGAACACGAAACTTCTTGCCCGACGCTCGTAATGTCGTCGTAGTAACCGGTGGGACCGGGCTTGACCAGCCCTTTCTCTTTCGCCCAGCTATTGCGCAGCAGGTAGATTTTCTGGTCGCGTTCTTTATGATCAGGACGGGCGGCATACCCGGGCCTGCGCCACATCGAATTCCAGCGCATTGCGAGTGCGCCGCCGTCAGTGGCGATGATCTCGTTGAGGGCCGCGGTGAACTTGTGCGATTGATCAATAACGCATCGCCGCTCTTCAAACGGCATCGACGTTAGCGCCTTCCGGATGTTGTCCTTCACATCCTTAGTCTCGACCGCCCGCGAGCCTCCAGCCGGCACCGAAGAAGCCCAGCCAGCAAAGCGACGGGTCGTCTTCTCGATCATCTCTTCGCGATTTAGCTTGATCAGGTTCCGCGAGACCATGCGGCGACGGTCTAGCTCGGCGCGGAGTTTTGGTTTGAGGCGTTCGACGGTGAAGCGTGCTACGCCCTGGTGAGTCTTGAGTATCTGACCATCGTCGACGAGTCGCTTATAAATGCCGCCTAGCGTTCGGTTCAGTTCCTCGTTTAGCACGCTCTCGGGGACGAGGGAATCGATCGCCGCGCGCCTTATCAGATCCGTCCAATAGGTGAGGCGCTCGACGCTATCGAATCCGTTGAGCTCGAAGTCTCGGATGGCAGCAGTGACAGTCTCAAAGAAAGTTGCCATCAGCGTCCAAGGGAGAGTGCCCTGCCGGGTTTCGGCTCCTCATCTGGGGATGCCTCGGGAGTGGGCGGAACGTATTCGCGCAGCTCGTCGTAATCTAGAACAAGCGGATTCGTGATGAGGTGCTTGCTCTCATTCATGTTGTTCGCGAAAAACTCAATGGCCCGAGCCTGGTTGTTTGGATCGAGCGCGGGAAGCAGGATTTCAAGTGCAGACACAAGTGTCTCGAACTTAACTTTTTCCACTTCGACGAGTTTGCTTTCAGGCTCGACGAGGAGCGAAGGCCACGTTGCCTCAAAGGAGTTCGACCACTCGTAAAATGCCTCGTTGTATGACATGCCTTTGTATTTCGGCATATCAGCCTGGACCGTGGCATAAAACTCGGGGGTCCACGCCAAACGCATCACGATGCGCTCGAAGAACTTATACAGCGGCTCTACTGACAGTCGCTCGTTATCGATGTAGCGGACGACTTCCTTGGCATCTTCAGAGCCCTCGCCAAACCCCTCGGCATACGACTCCGAGTTGAGCAGCTTCGCCGGCTGAGGAACCGCTGCGGCGATGTTCTCGAGGATGTTCTTTCGCGCCGTCGTCAGTGCGCCGTCAGCGTTCAGCAGATTCAGCGTCTCGATCGCCTCTTCCGGCGTGATATTGATGACGTTGTTCGTCTGCGCTTCCTTGACCACATTGCGCTTTACACCCTGCAGCACAGCCATCGCACGGTCAGCAATCGACCCGGCTGGCTTCATCTTCGCCACGATCACGCCGACCTTGCGGGCGACCATGTCGTCAGCAATGAGCGTCTGAACGAACGATTTCAGCGGGAATAGGGCGCGCTGATAGACCGAGCGGCCCGTGTAGCCATAGGCCGAATTCGTGTACTCGATGTAGAGCGGCGATTCGTTGAAGAAAACGAGGGCGCGCGATGGGTGATATGTTTGACCCGCGGCAGTGACTAGCGTCGGCTTCTGGAAGTCAGGCGCGTTCGGATCTTGATTCAGGACCAGCGAGCCGGCCGTGTTCAGTGGGTCGAGCGCATTGAAATACAGTTCTTTCTTGGCGAGTTCCTCGGGCTTGATCGGCGTCTTGGTGTCGACACCCTTGGCGCCAAAGACGATGGCCGATGCACCGTAAATCTTCGCGAGCCGCCACGTGTTGGCGATGTACGTGTCAGCGTTGATCTCGTTCCACTTGCGCTCGAAGGCTTCGCGTACGCGCTCCTCGGGGCTGTTCGGAATCGAAATCTTGCGCTTCTGCGACATCGCCAGCTTGATCGGCTGGTCGACGATTTTGGACCCGAGGGGGTGAAACGAATAGATGGTCTTGCAGAGGTGATACGAAGGCTCGCTACCCGGAATTATTCCATCGGCCATCAGAATATCCATCAGGCTCGAACTCAGGCTAGAGCCTAGGATGGTGATTTCTGCCATGTGTGTGCCGTGAGTTAAATACTAGAGGCCGTCCGAATCTCCGAGGCCGATTGCAATTCCGTAGACTGTGGTGTCGTACGCGTCATCCGCTTGATTGGGAATGCCAAGGCGATAGCCGAATACCTGGCTCAGCAGGTGGTTCTGAGTTCGGCCCTTGTACGTGACCGTCTTGTTGTAGGCGTGCTCGCTGAGCTTGACCTTTCCGTGATGGACAAAGTCAGACACGCCCGTACCGCGAGCGTCCTTACTCATTGAGGTCAATTTGCTGTCAATTGCCTGCGCCGGCCAGCCACTACGCGCCGCACGCTGGAGTAGGGTGATACCGCTTCCCTTGTCCTCAACGAAGCTGCCGGCGCTACCTAAGCGGGCGCCGGTGAGCTTTGCCAATTCCTCGACGCGAGCCATGATGGACGGAAACCAGTCAGCAATCAGGTCACTCTCGATTTGAGTGATGTCCCAATCAAGAATGATTAGCGGATGGCCGACATATCGATTACGGGCGAAGTAGGTAACCGCCGTGCCGTCGTTCTTATCGCCTGCCTTCAGCGCTGAGTCAAGAACGGCGAATACATAGTCGCAATGCGTCGGCATCGGCACAGGAGCGCCATCCACCAGCATATTCGCCAGTTGGAACAGCGAACCCTCAAGCGGCCGCGGCAATTGCTGATAGAGCGATGCCCACGTGCGGACATTGCTCTGGAATTGCGCCCAATGCTTTTCTGTGAACCATTCCGGCCAGAGATATTCGCCAATCTTGCGGCCGAGCGGGTCGTTCTGGACTTCGCAGCGCGCCTGCAGACAGACGACTTCCCAGACGTTGCCATCGCGGCAGAGGATCGGGCCTGATTCGCCTTTCCAGTCTTCAGGAAGGATGCGGCCGGATAGGTCGTCTTCGTGCCAGCGAGTTTGTATTACAACTATCCAGCCGCCAGGAATCAGACGCGTCTTAAGGTCATCTTCGTACGCCGACCATGTCTTATCGCGGATCGTTGGTGAATCAGCCTGTTCGCGGCCTTTCACGGGGTCATCAATGATGATTCCGTGCGCGCGATTGCCGGTGATGCCCGACATAATCCCGCACGCCATGTACTCACTGCCATTGGTCAGCGAGAACTCTTGCGCCGCGGCGGAATCCGATGTCAGTTCGCAGCCGAATATTCCCTTGAACCGCTTCTGGCGAATGATCGACCGGGTGCGCCGGCCCATCTTGCGAGCGAGGTCGTCGCCGTAGCTGGCGAGAATGACCTTGCGGTTGGGCTTCTGGCCGAGAAAGCGCGAGGGGAATACTACAGATGCGTAGGTTGACTTGGCGCTACCTGGCGGCATGAATACCATCATGCGGCCGTGTTCTTTGTTGCTTACCTCATCCAGCTTGGTCAGCAGGAGCCGGTGGTGATCCGCCAGCGTCGTTTCGATCGGCTCGAAAAACTCTGTGTCCGGATCATCCGTAGCGGGCTTGCCGGGGACGTCGATCGCATTGACATAATGGAGAATGTCCTCCCGAGCCTTGCGCCTAATCAGCAGTTCGCGCGCTGCCTCCTGCGGCGATAGCGGCGAGTTCGTCATCCGTCATTTCCTGCGGCTTGCGGTCAGATTTAATATTGGCGTTCAGATTGACCTCTTGCGGCGTCGAAATTCCGTATGCCTCACGCTCCAACCCGATCAATGTCTTCAGGGTGTCCGATAGTTTTTTCATGCTATCAATCCGGCCCACGCTGGAAATGACCTTTTGATATAGATCATTGCGCCGGTCCTGCCCCTTCTCATCATCAGAGCGGAGCATCTCGCCCAATTGCTCGAACAGTTCAATATTGCTGGTTTCCGCTTCCAACTCAGCCAGTAGCGACATTGCCAACGTCCGGGCGCGGCCAACGTCTTTTCTCTGCGTGAGATGGACGTGAGCCAGCATGTCGGCATTTGCATCGACGATCGACCGCTCGGTTGCCGCCTTCGTTTCCGTGGCAACCTGATTGGCAACCTCGCGCTTGGCAACTAGCGCTTCCGCCTTTGCCTGTATGCGTTTGGAGAGATCTCGCTCCCATCCTTCGGCCTTGGCCTTCTTCTGGATGGCGGTATGAGAAATACCCTGCAAGGCTGCGATTTCCCGAACCGACAACACGCCGGCCCGGTAATCACCTTCGATACGCTCCCAATCCGGCGCCGCTTTCTTTTCTGTTGCCATACCCTATCTGGGCATGACGCCCTTCTTGTGATTACTCGAACACCCAGTTCGCCCCATTGCAGAACACTGGGTACGTGGTGGACGTCGCTTGCGTACCCGTTCCCGCGGCTAATGCACCGTGCCATGCGGGTGTACCGCCTGCATCAAGTACAGTGGCCTCCAGGCCCGTATTGCCAGCAGAGCAGGTAGGCAGCGCAGACGTCAGGAATGTTTGCGATTTGACGCCGCCACTAGCTTGGAACGTTCCGGTCACGGTCATTGGACCGGTATGCGCCCATGCTCCCGAGCCGCTATTCGATGTGATGCCCGTGATACCAGAACCAGACCCGCCCGATGCAATCAGCCAGTTCAGCGGACTGCTTCCACTATCGTTGACGAACCGGAAAGTCATGCCGCTATTGATGCCAAGAATCTGCGAAGTGCGATTATTCGCCGTTTGGGCTTGGTCGTAGAAACTCGCGATCGCCCACGACGGAGAAGCCCCCAGCGAAATGCCCGAGTTTGTCGGAGATGCTGGCTGCGTGTTGCTGGTGGAATTCAGACTGCCCTGGACGTTGACGTTCCCCGTCGCGACCAGATCACCAGTAACCGCCGCGCCACCCTGAGCCTGGAGCTGATTCACGACTTGTACAGGACCGGAACCCTGCGTAGAAAGTTTCAGCGTGACGTTCAGATTCGAACCGGTCGCGGAAATTGTCGGGACTGAACCAGTTGCACCGCCCGTGAAAGTGAGATTGTTCCCACCCGATATAGCAGTGCCAATGGTGCCGGCAGTCGTGATGTTGCCGGTGACAGCGAGCGGACCATTGAGCGTTCCGCCCGATTTGGGCAGATAGCCGCCATAGTACTGGGCATGCGCGAGCGCCGGAAGAAGTAGAAGGATCAGTGCGAACTTGCGCATTTAATACCCCACAACTGCGAACGACGTTCCCGCGCCAGAGCCGACACCACTCAAGGCATTCGTCGGACCGAATGGCAGCGTCAGTGCAGCGCCGGGCGCAATGGCGAAGTCGCTCGTCGTTGCGGTAGCTCCGAATGACGCATAGAGCGTGTTGGACGCGTGCGTGTTCTGCACGGTCAGCCAACCTTTGTACGCGCCGGCCGCGACGAGTTGCGCCGATGTCGTGCCGACAGTGCCGGATGCGCTTACGCCGGCTTCGGCGGGGCCTGCCGAGGTGATTGGGCTACTGTCACCCGAACCGGCCGTGATTCGTACCGGAATCGCTGCGGCGTCATTGTCCTGCGCGTTCGGGAAGTTATAAAGTGCCATCGTCTACTCGTGAATTTGTGCCGGCGAGCCGACGAGGAAAACTATGCTTTCAGTCAATCGGCCCGCGGCGGAATCACCACCACCGCCAGCAGAATTGCTGCGAATGCGGCTTTGAGAGTGAGGATAGCGATAGGGGTCATGCTGCAACCTCAAACATCTCAGGCACCACCGTATTGCGGGCGACCTGCCCGAACTGCGAATGGTACGTAATGGCCGTGGCTGATCGCTCCGACAGCCACCCGCCGCGGGCCGCATATGCATCTCGAGCGGCAAGCGTCGGATGCTGGATCACAGTCATTCCAGAATGCTCTTTCTCTTCGACGTGGTGTCTGTGGCCTGTCGCGCAGTAGCGCTTAGTCGTTGCGCCCCAGACCTTCGGGAACTGGCTGGCGAACAGCAGAGGCAAAGCCTCGTTGCGCTTGAGGTGCCCGTGATGGAATGCCAGCATGGTCTGGCCGTGCTGATAGACGTAGTAGGGCAGCGCCGAGTCAATCACCTGGACACGCGGCTCATTCTCGTACAGCGCGGCGAACATGGCGCGGAGCCAGATGCTCGACGCCATGTCGTGATTGCCTTCGGCGAGCAGGACAACGACTTTGTCGTGCCGCTCGAGCGCGAAGTCTACGATGCGTCGCAGGATGCGAATGGACGTCGAAACGATCTTCGAGAATCGCCCGTCCTGGTCGAGAACGTGACCATGTTGGGGCGTTATCGGCAGGAGGCCGCCGGAACCGTCACTGTGTAGCCAGTCTCCGAGTTGCGCTACCACGCCGACACCCGCCTGAGGCGCCGCATTCACCATGTGGCAGAACGCAGCAGTCAGCGTGCGCTCAGCGATCTTCAGATCCCAATCAGCGTCAAGCGTTTCTTTCGCGGACGCCAACATGCCCACGTGGCAGTCGGTCAAGGTGTAGACGTTGCACAACGACGAATCGGTCTTGGCCGGACCCGGCGCTGCCTTAACCCGCGGCAGCGTCTCCGCCATTGCAGCGAAGCCTTCTCGCATGATCACTTCCCAGCGATCATTGTCCCGCTCAGTCTTGACCCACTGAATGGCGATGCCATCGTCGGTGTAGGCCGTAGACACGCCCTTAACGCGAAAGCCGTCCGGCACTGCGTGCGTCATGTCGTAGGAGGGCGCATACCCCATCTTCGCGGCCCTACGCTCCAGATTATCCAGAGCGCGAATCAGAACGCTGTGATGGACGCCGAGCGTCTTTGCTGCGATCGTGGGCTTGCCGTGCTGCTCGACGGCTTCGAGGAAGGAAATTTCCCTGGCATCGGCAAATTCTCGCAAACGCGGGTCAAATTGACGTGCCACGGTTTCCCCTAACTATTGAGTTGACATTTATATTCGCCACACCATGAATCGGCATCGACGAGTGGCCATGCAACCGCAGTGCAGCCCGTCGCCACGTCATAGACGAACGACGGAGGGTTGCGCCGGCACTTGATTTCCTCGCCGCGCTTGTAATCGCTGAACCTGCAGTTCTTGCATATCTCCGTGCGCTCAGCGACAACCGTGATTTTCGGCTTGCGAGCAGGCATTGGAGACTCGAATAAAAAAGCCAGCAGCCTTTCAGCGCGGGCTAACGTCGGAGAAAACGACGAGGGGATTGGGTGACGGCTTGACGCTTGCCCCGCATGGCGCAGTGGCCTCCTATCGGAGCGCGCGAGCAACTCTGCCTTACCTTCGTGGATGGCGACCACCAGATATCTTGAAACGGACTCACACCGTTGCCGATCGCCATGCATGAAAGCCGTCCGTTGTGCCGCAGGGGTGGACGATGCCCTAGTACTATCGGCGGTTCAGGTGCTCCACCGCCCGTGTGTGATTCTGCCGGGCCTACCGGCTGGCGGCGGAGCGGGGGATCAGGGCTTGGGTAGCTTATCGCGCATTCGTTCATCCCTTCCGATTTCGATGCCCAGGCGGATTCCCGCAAACAAGGGAACTCCGGTCAGAAATAGCACTAGCACTAATGCGTAGATGAAGGTCATGTCTAACCTAACTTGCGTCGCTTCCCATCACAAGTCCCAGCCTTCCGCCAGGTCGAGCATGATCTGCGTCATTCCCATGTTCCACGTCGCACACAGGAGCAGGTACGCCGTTACTGGATTCATCGCTGGAGTTTCCGAAGTTCATCGAGGCGCGCGATCATCGAAGCCCTGAGCGCCGGATCAATGTTGCGCATGCGCTCCAGATCCAGTTCGAGGCTGTCGATTAACTCTTGAAAGTTCATTGCTTACTCGAATTCTGGCCGGCTAACCGGCAAGAGACACGTTGCATGTCTGCGGGCGGGTTACAGCTCACGAACGGGCTGCGGCGGGGTGAAAAGTGCTTCGGCTGCCTTGCGCGCTTCGCTCCAACCGGATTTAACCGTGAGCGTTCGGCGCTTCTCGGCGCGTTTCTCAGCATTGGCTTGTGCCGCCTGCTTTTCCTCAAGTACGCGCTCTGGATTCCCGTACATTCGGGATTCGAGAGTAGTAGGGAAGCGCATGGCGGGGCCGGAAATGAAAAAGCCCGCGAGGCTTTCACCTGGCGGGCTTCTGGAAATTCAGGGCGAGTTTTACCGCTCGCTGCGGGAAATATTTGAGCCGTTCGGCTCTACTGTCGATCTCTCATCCCGTTCGGCTGAGACAACCACTACCTAACAGTACGTGCCCAGTATAAACACAATATCTGGTGTCGCGCAAGATATTTTCACTAAATGGGCTATTTTGCCATCGGCGCGCCTTCAGGGAGAAGGCCTTGCCGCTTCGCTAGATTCCACGCTTCGCGCATGAACAGATGGAGCCGGCCGTGTCGGCACCCAACTTCCAGCCTAAATGAACTTATTCCGTCCTCAAGTCGAAGGAGGACAAATGCCACGCCGTTAGCTCTACGCACAGAGAAGTGCGGCTTGCCAGGACGCGGCGTCTCCGGCGTGTGCCAAGGGCAATTCATGCCGCATCCCTCATCAGTGCACTAACCCTGCCGCCCGTTGCCGCGACCGAAGCCATCATGCATGTCATCACCTGGTCGAACTTCTTCTGATGCTTCGACCAAGACTCCACCGGCAAAGACGCGGCAAGTGCCCGCTCACTATCCGAATGTCGCTTCACTCCAGAGCCGTCGCACTTCGAGCACTTGTCGTAACGCGAGCCACTGAGGATAAGGCCAGTGCCATTGCACGACACGCAGTTGTCCAGCACGAACTCCTTGATGCATGCCGTCGCCAACTTCTGTGCGTAACTCAGTTCGACGCCGAGACTGCACTTGGCTTTGTGCGAAAGAAGATGAATCGCGCGCTTTCCCGCTGCTGCGTCCGATCCAAACTTGAACCGGAACAGGGCGGCTCCGAGCGGATCAGAAAGACCCATGGCAGTGAGGCGATCGATGGACTTCACCTCGCGCTCATTCCACGCGAGATTCGAACTTCTGACGTCGCTTGCGTACTTGTCTTTGAACATTCCGAACCCCGCAGGTGAGACACTATCTGTTGTGAGAAACAACGCTTCCTAGAGCACATATTGTATCGTAAATCAATTAGCACTACAAACGGAGTGACCTGTCAATCACCCGTTTCGCGAATCATTCTTCGAGTCCCGTAACGCCGTACATGTACATCGGCTCGGCCGGCTTCTCCACCTCTGCCACCGGCGCATCCCGCCACTTCCGGTTGTGCATCGTCGGCGCCACATACTTGGGGCGGTGTAGGAGGCACAGACCAACGAGTCCGCACATTGAGGCGATGCCGAGGATGTAGCCAATGAGGAAACCGGGCAGAAATGCGCTCATGGCATCACCTTCGTTAGCCAAATAGCTATTCCAATCCCCATAAGAACCATGCCAATCATTAGGGCGGCATGCAGGAGGCACTCGTGCAATTTCACGCGGCCAGGAGCTAGCAGAACGCATGCAATCGCGACGAACCAACATAAAGAAAACCCAACGGCTGTCATGCGGCGCCTCGCGCGGCTTTTGCATAATTGAGACCACTCTGAACGTTCATATGTATCGCGTTGGCATGAAAATTCATATTGAGGAGATGATTTCTAAGTATGGTATTTACCTCCCGAAGCGCCCGCACCTCTGCGATCAGTTCAAGCAGGACCTCGACAGTGTGAGAAGGTCCGTATTCCTTGGCCCAATGCCCGGCCTTCGCCAACGTTTCCAACGCATCGATGTCGATAGTCATTTTTCTTCCTTACTGAACTTGGCGATGTATTCTTCGACCATCTGTACAGCGTCGTCGGTTGACATGTCGATCGATTCAAACATCAAGAACCAAAGCTTCGCTCGCTCCTCCTCAAAGTTCCGCGCGACAACCGCAGTCGTTGAGCTGTTCGCACTATCGCCCAGCCATTTTTGATGAAGAGCTGCAGCATGCGCCTCCATGAACATATAAAGCTGCCTCGATAAGTCTGCATCAGTACATGTCTTTCGCTCTGCCAGTGCAGATGCAACGACATATCTCATCTTTTGAATGTCCTCCTTGGCATTCTCGGAAATCATCTCCAAGTAGAGCATCTTGCTCTTTTCATCTTGATTGAACGATCTCTTCATTTCCTGTTCATAGAACTCGGTTGATAGAAATACGGGCGATTCTTTCCGTAGATTTTTGAACCATGCTGCGATTCTCATGCTCGCTCCCTGGCGCGATCTTCATCGATTGCCAATACGAGGACCTGCGCCACCTCGTCACCGGCATCCGCAGTAAACAGGTGCATGTACGTCGCCCATCGCTCCGCATCCACCCGCAACCTCTCACACTCCGCCTTAAGCGCCTCATAATCAGACGCCTTCACGAACAGACCGCCTTCACGCTCTGCGCACGACGTTCCGTATCTCTTCGCCATAATTCCTCCTATACCTTGCTATGCGTTGTTAAGGGATAGAGCGGTCATGCCGCTTCCTTAGTAAGACCTCGCCATTCGCGCATTTGCCAGAAACTCACGCGGCCGTCAGCGGCTTTTTTGATGGCGACGTCTTTGTTGTCTGTCGCGTAGTGCCACGATCCGTCTTTCCATACAGACCAAGTAATTCCGCCCTCGACGCGCGTCTGGTATAGGCCATCGTGAACCGGCGTCTCGCTATCGGGAAACCAATCCGTCTTTGGTATTTGATCAACATTCATCATTCGCCTGAATGACTCAATCTCTTTGTCGACAATCTTTCCTGCCATCTCGAATGCTTCGTAGTGGGCAAATTTCACGCTGCCTCCTTTCGTTGTTCAATCCGCCGCTCCAACCGGCGAGCCTTCTTGTTCATCACCTTCTTGAGTCGCTGCAAGTACTCGATGGACCACTTGGCCGTCCACTGCATTGATTCGATTTCCTCGACGCGGTCTATGCCGATGCGCTCGACTAGGCCCATGCGGTAGTTCACAACCGAGCCGCCGAGGTCGCGGTTACACCGCTTGCACTGCAATCTGATGTTCGGCAGGTAGAAGCGGGCGTGGGGAGCACTCCCGACAGAGCGATAATGTCCGGCATCCATCGCACCGCCGAACCTCGCATCAGGCCTCGATCCGCATGAGATGCACCCGTGGCCGGCGAGAATGTCGCGCAGGCGAGCCACCTTATTCACGGCGGCTTGCGCCTCCCGTATCCACTCACCTCTAGTCTTGATCTTGGCTTTCCGCTCGGCGAGCGACTTTCGCTCCTCTCGGTTTGCGCGGGCTGCTTTCTGGGCTTTCTGCTTCTCCGCAAGAGCGATTGCGCAGGGGACCGAACAGGCGGCCTGCATGCTGCGAACTGGCGTGAACGTCTTTCCGCAATCGCGGTTACGGCATTTCTTCGGCTTCAAACTGGCGCGCATCATAGGGCAGCGGCCGCCACAATCAGATACAAGCCGATCACTTCGTTAGTGCTTAGCTTGGGAGAAAGCAGGCACTCGGCAGCGAAGAGGAACACAGCTCCCACAACTATTTTCACGATCAGCTTTTTCACACGAACCCCATCATTTTTTCTACGATCGAATCCAAATCCGCTCGCGTGTAATTCCGAAGCACCTTTTGCAGCAGCACATTCGCGACTGCCGAATACACCCGTTCGAACTCAGCGTCGTCCATGCTGGCAAAGCTGATGCTGTGCGCCTCGGCGCGAACCTCGCCGTTCAGGTTCGCTACTGCGTCATAGAATCCCGCCGCGATAATGCAGTCCTTGCGGAACCGTTCGCGGTTCTTCTGGACGGGCATTCCTCTATGCTCCGATTCGGGCGGATCGAACGCATCAAATCCGACGTCGAGCATCGCGAAGAACTTCCGGTGAAACTTGTGGTTGCGCATGGCGGACACTTCGGCGCGCACCGTGGCGCCTACCTTGAAGCGCTTGCACTTGTCGGCCTCGCTCTCGCTGAGCGGGATCATGTAGCCTTGGGGCGTTTTGGTCAGAAGGACTTCCATTACGTTGCCGCCTTATTTATCGCCGCGTCCAAGGCATCGCGAGGCGTGTCATGGACTGCTCTAATGACAGTCTCAAACTCAATTTCGTTATCGCCGTAATAGGCGCGCGCGATTCCAAAGTACTCGCCGTCTTTCGTCTGGGTGACGAGCCAGTTTTTCGCCATGATCCAGTCGAGCCGTTCGTTGTCGGTCATGCCGTCTCCCTCGCTCTCAGGGCCTCAAGTTGGGCATACGATTCCCACATGCGTAGGCTCGCGAGCCTCGCCAGATTCACTGCAGATGCTGGCGTGATGGGCTGAGCGTCGCGATTAGGCGTCGCCTTGCGCGCAACCTTGACGTCGAGCCCGCGCTTGCCCTGGCTAAGCAGAATGACGCCTGATGCGGGGCTACCAAGACAGTCGAAGAGCGAATCCATCCAAATTTCGGCAGGCACGGCGTAGTAGTGTTTCCAGATGCTGCGCGGCCACTGCAAACGAAGTTCATCCCATATCGCCGGCTGCTCAATACGAATCAACCGCCCGTTTTCCTCAACACGTTTCTCCGGTGCGTAGCCCGCAAATGTGCGATGCACCCATTTGTCTTTGGAGGCGTCAGCCTTGAGATCGGAGCGGCTAATCTTGATCTCGACGTCGATCAGGCGTAGGTTTCCCGTCACGGCTAGTAAATCGGCTTCGTATCCGGTCCAATTGCAGTTCGGCACGACGACCAGGTACTTTTTATTGAACGTTTGAGTGGCCAGTGCGCGACCAATCATTCGCTCGTTCCACGGGGATGCACTCACGCCCGCACCTCCGACTCCGCAAGGTACTCAGCCGTCGCCACCGACAGCAGCGCGTCGACCGTGGTTTCCAGCGAGTACAGAAGGTCCATTGCCGCCTTGTTGCGGAAGCCTTTGGCGCTCGCCTCTTCTATTTTTCGCGAGAGGGCCGCTACGTTGACAACCAGTTCAGCACTTTGCATTTAAACCTCTCCACGTTTGGTTTTGATCGATAAGGGAATTGCCACGCGGCTTGTCGCGCCACACAGCGCCGTCCCACCACACGCGCCACTCGTAGGGCCAGCCGCAATCGAAGAACGAACAGTCGAACCAACCAACTCGCACCGGCTTTTGATGCGGCTCGTACCAGTCAGTTACCATTGGTTGGCTCCTCGATCACGATTCCGGCGATGCCGTACTTACGCGCCACCTCTTTGCATTGCTCACACGCGTAGGTATGGCCTTCTAATCGAAGCGACGCGCCCTGAGCAGCGCCGCCAGCGAACAGGATCGCGTTGACCTCGGCATGTGCGGGCTGCTGGCAGATCGACTTGCACAACTCATATCCTTGGCCGGTGGCCATTCCGGCGCGTGGGCATACCGTCTGCGGATTCATGCAATGGTTCGTTGCTACATACCGGTCTCCGCGCTTCGATACCACGGTAGCGGTCACAGTCTGCTTGGCGCATGGCCCTGATCCATCCGGCGCGAACGTGTAGGTCTTCGGCTCGTCGTTGAGGTTCAGCGACTCCGCATTCGCCGTCATGCGCTCCAGCGCTTGTGCAGCCAAGGCCCGGCGTTGCGCGTCCTGAAGGATTCGCGTGAACTTATCCACGGAACAGAAAATTCCTGCATCAGCCATCAGCGATAGGATCTCCTTGTGGGTTATGCCGGCGACCAGCTGCGTTGGCTCTTTGAGTTCTGAATTCATGCTGCTCTCCCGAAAAATGCAGCCATTGCGTCGATAAGGGAATCGTTCGGTTGATCCGCTGCAACGTGCGCCGCGAGACGTGGCCGGCCGCGGCAGTCGCCAACGAGTTTCAGATCCGGCGCTACGTCGGCCAGCACGAAAATGATTGCAGGGCTTTTGCGCCATTCTTTCGCCGTCATGCCGGCGCGCTTGATATAGCCCAGTCTCTCGAGCTTGCGAATGCCGCTATCAACGGTTCGTTCGCACAATCCGAGCGCCTTTTCCATCTCGGGGCGGGTGCCGCTGCCGTTCTTCTTGATGAACGCGAAGATTTGATCGGATGCAGTCATTGAGTCACCTGTGCAATCAAAATACCGAAAGGGTTTCCGGCTTGAACCTGACGCAGAATCTTTTTGCCGTGCTTCGTCCGCTCATAGTAAAGACGCGAAACGAGGGCTTTTTCCATTCGCTTTGCGTCGGGTTTTTTCCCTGCCGCATAAATGGCAGGTACAGCGTTGCTGCCGGGCTGGAAGTCGTACGCATAGACATAGAAGTACTTCTCTGGCTTTTTTCGGGCGATGCAGATCGCAGACGCAACGGTCTTGAGATGCATGCCCAACTCGCACGCGATTTCGTCTGCGGTCATCGGCCCGAACTCGGTCAGAAGGCGAGTAATGGCGTTTCTCGTGGTAGGTTCCTGTGCCATCACGCGGCCTCTTTCAGTTGTTCGCGCTCCTGGCGCGCTTCAAGTTCAAACTTGATTTGGATGTCGCGAATAAGGCGGTATGCGTAATCGGCTTGCATGTCGCCGGACTGTTTCTTTAGTTCCGCGATCGACCAACGCGAATTGGCAATGTCGTATTGATCGAGCATTTCGCCCCTATCGAGCTTCACGCAAACTTGCTTGAGCGGGTCGGTCACGATCGGCAGGGCGTTGCGCTCAGCGTGCAGGTCGAATGCATCGATCAGACCGCAAAGCGACGGCACGAACTCGTAGACGTCGTTGTGTGCCAGTTCGCTGAAGATCGGCTTACCCTCTTCAGTGACGCTGACCATGCCGCTTTGCTCGATTTCTTCGAGAATGGCCTCGACGGGCTCGAATACGGCGTGAATCTTCCACGGCTGTGCTCGGAGCTTGACGTGGCCGGCGCGGGATTGCGGGTTGTACTTCTTGCGCGGTTTCTGGCTGCGGCTCATGCGACCTCCAATTGCTCGTCGGACCTCAGGTAGGTCCATCGATAGCCGAAGGCAGTCTTGAGATCACCGCGACCGGCTTTACTTATCGAATCCACCTTAGCGGTGGGATGCCCATTCTCAACAAGCCACCTCGCGGCAGCGCTGGCGGAATAGAAAATCTGACCCGTTTCCTCGCACCGAACCGGAATGCAGCGCGGATCATTCTTGCGCCTCATATCACGCGTTTCTTCGTGCCACCGACTATCAGTTGCTGGCGTTTTCATGGCTCGTTCCGGAGCCCATTTCAGCGCATAAAGGCGTTGGTACAGAACCTTGTATGGAATTCCGGTTTCCTGCTCCCACCCCTTGATCGACAAGGTTTTTCCGTCGACCGTGTATCTCAATGTGATAGAGCGGTTTTCGTTTTGTTGTGCTGGAGTGGCCCACCGGCAATTACCGGGCTCATAGTTGCCTTCACAATTCGGATAGCGATCCAGAGTTGTGCCCTCGGGCCGCTCTCCCATGTCCAATAGAAAGTTGTCGAATGACTCTAGCCACCGATCACAAACGCGGATGCCTCGACCTCCATATTCTTGATACGACTTGTGGTTCTTTTTCAAGCATCTTGCCTTCATGGCTCCCCACGACTCGTAAGTCCCCGTTCTGCTTGCCTTGCGCGCGTGTCCGTGACCAATCGCTCCTCTATGTAGGCAGCCGCATGAACGGATTGCGCCGCTCCTGATTCTCTTACCTAGCGCCACGACCTCGCCGCCACAATCACATGCGCAACGCCACCACGCACCACGATCTCCTACATCAACGATGGCTCTTTCGACAACGTGAAGCTTTCCGAACTTCTTTCCTTCCATCGGAACAACGTTATGATTGCTCATTCTTCGATCCAGTGGATTAGGATTACTAATCGCAATCGCGCCAACTTTCCTCATTTTCTCGACTCCCATAACCGCTTCAATGCTGCTTTGATCTGTTCCGCCGCGCCTTCGCCGTATTCTCGTCGCAGCACTTCGATGTACGATCTTCGCTCGTCCAATGGCCACGGCGCTATCTCTTCGAGTACTTCGGTTAGTTGGGCGGGAGTCATTCAAAGCCCCGTTTCGATTTCCGTGGCGCCTCATCGCCCGGCTGTTCCCCGAATCTTGTTCCGGGCATCAGGTCGGCAAACAATGTGCGCTCCCCGATGTAAGCCGCCGCCACAGTCCCGGTCGGGCCGTTCCGCTGCTTCGCGATGTTGATCTCACCAATGCCGCGATCGCGCGTGTTCGGGTGATAGACCTCGTCGCGGTACAGGAAGAGAACGATGTCTGCGTCTTGCTCGATTTCGCCGGAATCACGGAGATCCGATAGCATGGGGCGCTTGTCGCCGCGCTCCTCGAGCTTGCGGTTAAGCTGGGCAAGCAGTACGACCGGCACGCCCATTTGCTTCGCTAGTGCCTTCAGTCCGCGGCTGTTCGCGCCGACTTTCTCGTTTCGTGTGTTGCCTTCGCCGTCAGCCATCAGGCCGAGATAGTCGATCACGATCAGACCAAGACCGTAGCGGCGCTTCGCAGTGCGCGCGCGGGCGCGGATCTCTTGCAGGCTGAGCGCCGGCTGTTCGTCGACCAAAACTTCCAGTTCGGCAACCTTCACCGTGCCGGCCGTCAGACGGCTGAAGTCTTCGTCGCTTTCAAACTTTCGACCGTCGAGAATCTTGTCGAGCGGCAGCCCCGAGGCACGAGAAAGGGATCGGTTAGCCAGTTCCTCGCCAGGCATTTCCTGCGAGAAGAACAGGGTGGCACCGCCTTTATGTGCCGCCGACTCTGCGACGCCGAGAGCGATCGCCGTTTTACCCATCGCCGGGCGCCCTGCGATGACGATCAGTTGGCCCGGCCGCATTCCTCCGCCCAGCTTGGCGTCCAGATCTCGCAGGCCCGTCGAGAGCGCTTTAACGGTCGTTGGCTGGCCGTTGTATTGAGCATCGATGCGCTCGATGACGTTCGTCAGGAAATTCTTGATGAACTGAGGCTCTTTCGCCGTCGTCACGACGAGCGGTTCGAACTTCGATTGCGCCTCGCTGATGACTTGGGAAACCGTCTTGCCACCGCGGTTATGCACGAGTTCGACAATCTCATCTGTTGCCGCCAGGACACCGCGAAGCTTCCAGCGATCAACAACGATGTCGGCCCAGCGCTTGATGCCCGCCGATCCGGGGGTGTTGCTTGCCAGCGAGTTCAGGTAGGGCAGGCCGCCGACGTCGCCGGCTTGATCGCCAAGCGCCTCGAGGACCGTGATGATGTCGGCATTACGATTCGACACGACGAGCTTTTGGATCGCGTTGAAGATCGTCCGATGATCGAAGCGGAAGAAATGTTCCGCGCGCAGATGGACGATGCGGTCCAGCGCGTCGTTGTCGATCAGTAGGGCTCCAAGTACGGATTGCTCTGCTTCGATGCTGGCCGGCACTTCGCGCGGTTGTTCGGTGAATCTGTCGGGTGCGTTCATTTCGCTGCCTTGTTCTCGTAGTTGCCTTGGACGACCTTGGCGAAATTCTCGGACTTGACCAGCCAGCCAAGATCGCAGCCGCCCCATTTCCCATTCCTGCCGCTAAGAAAATCGCTCTCAGCGACGTACGAAAAAAACTTGTCGAAGTAGGCGACGGCACTCGCCTCATCCGTGGCGTATCGACTTCCATCCTTTCGTCTGGCCGTCAAAACCCACCGCCATCTAGCACGCATCGACTTCTGCCGCTCTCCCTCCCAGATTCGCGGGTAGGGAAGTTCAGGTAGATGCTGCGCATACAGGTCAATCAACTGCTGGTGAGGGCAGTCAGGAATCGGGCTCTTGGCAGGCGATTCGGCATCGCCGATCGCAACCTCTACGTCAGTAGAGGAATTACCGTCCTCGACTCCGTCTACGTCTCCGTCCTCGTCTAAGTGGGCAGATTCACGCATTTGCTTTGCATCTGCTAAGCAGTTGCTAGCACCCGTTATCGGATCGGGATATTTGCTAACTTTTGAACGCACCTGCTGACGAAAGTCTTGCACCTCTAAGTACTGCTTACCGCCGATTTCATAGCAAAGCACGAGATTCGCACTTGCACACTCCTTCATCCATTCGGCGATATGTTCGTCGAATACAGTGTCCAACTTGAGCGGATAGCAGGCGGCTCTAACCAGCTTCGGGTTGGCAGAGAAGCGGCCGTAGTCATCCACTACCGACATGAGACGGCGGTAAAACACCTCTCCGGCCGGGCTGAGCATGTCTATGCGCTCGCTCGTCAAGATTCCTTCCCGGAGCATCCGTACTGGCATTTATTTACCCTTGATCATTCTGACCAGCGACACACAAAGCATGTGCGCCTGGTGTTGCTTCGATTGCTTGGTCTTCAGGTGGCTGATGTTGCGGGCCATCTCAAGTTGGCGCTCCTGCTCGGGCGTCTTCGTCGACAACAGATCGCGCTTCATTCAAATCACCCCCATCGCAGCCAGCAACGCCGCCACAACACACGCAACAAGCCCCGCCACCGCGACATAGAACGTCAAGGGCGAGCCGATCACACGATCAAACAGCGAACGGTTAGCCATGCGTTTCTGGTATGCAGCCCATTGAGCCTTCTGGAACTGGTCGCGGTGGTGGAGGTTCATGCTGCGATATCCTTCGATTGGCGCGATTTCTTGACGGCATCCAGCTCGGCTGCCGCGGACACCAGGCGCTCGTATTCGTCACGAGGCACTGGCACCAGACCAAGCTCAGCGCATTCGAACTGAACCGGCGCATACGTGCCGCACAACCTCATAAGGGCCACACGCTTCTGCATCAGAGCGCCGGCATTACCTTGCAATAAGCGCGACATATATCCCTTGTCGATCGACAGTTGCTTTCCAACGTAGTCATGCGTGAACTTCGAAAGCTGTATGCAAAGACGCACAGCATCGAGCTCGTCGTCGCACATATTCACCAGCTCGCTAGGGGCTGCTTTCACTTTCTGCACCTCGCCGTGCATGGGCATTTCACGTTGCATGTTGTTCACCTTTCCTATGGTTTGTGCCTCTTGCGAGGCGTTGACGGTCCATACTGGAGAAAATGGCGACAGTTCAAGCCGCCATTTCAGGCTCTACAACTTATGAAAAAACGCCCCCATGCTTCGGTGAAACTGTTATCTCCCGGACTCCTTTCTGGGAGCGGGCTTTTATTGAACCGCCATGCTTTGTTCGCTATATCTACCCGGCCTCCCGAGCACTTCGATGATGCGAGCCCAGTTAAAATCGGGCCTCAAGTCTTGACAGCGGACTCCGGTGAGCTTGGCGATCGTTACGCACCGCTCGACCGGAACGCCGCGCTTAAGCCAATTCGCGATGGTTTGAGCCTTTGTGGTGCCGCCGATGCTGTTTGCGAGATTCGTTATGCCACCCATCAGATCAATGGCACGCTGAAGTGCTGGCGCCCCGCTGTCCAAGTCATCGCCACAATCCAACGCCTCCGCGGATTCGTGCGCAATGCGGCAGGCAACATCGAAGGCAATGCCGTAGAACCACTCATTGCCGCGAACTTCGGCAGCGATGCGACGGCACTCACGCAGTGCGCGCGCTTCGGCAACTTGCATCACGCCGGCACATTCGAAAACCGCGCTATCAACCAACTCGATGCGATGGCAGGCAAGTTGCTCGGCATGCTGAGCAATGCGACGAACGGAATTTTTGGAGCGACCGAGCTTGACGCATCCATTCGAGAACAGGCAGACGTAGAGACTGTTCATTTACGCCGCCCGCATTTCTTTGGTCTTGCGACTCGTCGTGCCGCCAGCGTTCTGCTGCGTGTCGTCAATCGCCGCGATACGGTCAATCCCGTTTCCCCAGATGTCAGGGCGCAGTTCGGCAAGCGTGAAGCGGGAGTCCAACTCCACAATCAAGCGGCAGAGCTTGGCTCCCGGCTTGCGCTCGCCACGCGAGCAGTGATACAGGTAGTCAATGTGCACCCCGAGCTTGTCGGCGAACGCTTTGCGCTCTGCCGGCTTGGTTTGCTGAAAATACGTTCGAAGGTCCATTTGGCTACCGGTCAGTGTTTAGATCGTATAGCCATGATAGACCAAAAAGGTCTACACAGCAAACCTTTTTGGACGTTTATCAATTTGGTCCATGCAGGTAACTTTTAGGTATGAAAACGTGCAGGCAAATACGATACGAAAACGCCCGCTCGCTAGCGTCTGATGGGCCGGCAGAGTTCGCCCGGAAGATCAGTGAGGTATCGGACAAACCCATGTCCAACCAGCAGGTGAACTCGATCATCGGCCCGAACGCGGTTCGCGGGATCGGAGATGACATAGCCCGGAGGATCGAGCAGGCGTATGACAAAGAGGAGGGCTGGCTCGATCACGAGCACAATGTTAAATCCTCGATCAAAGACGATTTATCCCCTCTTAGTGATGAAGCAAAAAGTTTGATTCTGTGTGTCGAACGCCTGGATGGCCTCGGTGATCTGGCCCGTAAAACGTTTGCCCTACACCAGGGTTTACTCTTACTTTCCTCCGCGGCCGCTGAGTTGCAGACTGGCTCCGTGCGGTCCCAAATGCTGGCAGAACTAGAGCAACATCTTGGTCCCGCGCATTCCGATTCCTCGGGGGCCACCAGTGAACGAAAGAACAGGAAGTAGTGCGGTAATTGACATGTCCAAGTACAGGACGCGAGCTGCTATAAAACAACCAAAACCAGTGCAGCAGCCGATCCCGGATAGCCTTCTCGACACCATCACGTATCACCTCCTTATGGCAGGGAGGGCTATTGCCGCTTACTCGAACAAGTAAGCAAACGTTTGCATTCCACTCCAAGCCCGCCGAGCGCGGGCTTTTTCTTGTCCTCGGAAAAGCAGGCTATCGAATTCACAAGTTCGATAAATATCTTTTCTCCACGTGGCACATCAAAAAGGTGTGCAACGTAGACCAAAAAGGTCTATGATTCATCCATACCAACCAGCAACGCAGCGACAACGGAAGGGGAAGGGTGATGAGCCACGTACCGATGAAAGAACGCGCCCTGAACGGCGGCACGCAGAAGGTCTACCGCTTCGACAACGGCTTCGGCGCCAGCGTCGTGCAGCACTCGTTTAGCTACGGCAGCGAGTGTGGCCAGTGGGAGCTGGCAGTCATCAAGTTCGACGATGACGACTGGCATCTAACCTACGACACAGAAATCACCGATGACGTGATTGGTCGACTCGAATGGCCTGAAGTCGAGACTTACCTTGGCCAGATCGCAGCGATTCAAGTCGCTTAACAGGTCGAAACCGCTACGGCGGTAAGCACGTAAGGCGTGCTCTGACGAGACCGTGAATTACCCGTAGTAGAAGTAACCGCCCCAACAGAGTTGGACCGCGGTTTGGTTCTTTAACCTGACTAGAAGGGATACCCTTAAGGGAGCGCCCAACGCCCTACCGCTGAAAAGATCGGGGCCTATCAGTTATCCGCCTGACCGCCAGATGCGGTTATAGAACGGATCGCTGATTGATAACCGCGTGCGGGGCCGGGAGACAGACCGGTTTCCGCGCGCAGCAGTATTTCGTGAATGGCGTTGTGCGGCTCTTTACGAGCTGGCGACGTGCGCTGGCAGACATGGAAACGGCGATGCCTCGGCATTTAGGTCCGCCCATAGCCGACCGGAACCACAGGCCGGTCCGCAGCGCCATTCACGAAGTGCTGCAAGCAGTTCTCAGATGAACGCATTGCATTCCCTGCATTAGTAACTCGGCGTAAGGCCTGCTGGCCCGGAGGATATTAGCCCCGGTTCTTACGGCAGGAAGCACCAGTAGAGAGCTTCCATGCATAGCGTAGTGCGTTCACCTGAGCACTGTTTATCGAGTCCCCTTGCATCTGCTGGTTCGCTGAGCCGGTAGGAGCTAGGGGTCTTTCACACTAATGCGGTTAGTACGACGAATGGAGCAAGACATGGAACAACGAGCATATCAACCGCATCAGATTCGCGTTTTGGATGAACAGCACACTCTCGACTTGAATCGCTCGAAGCTCAAAGAGTTCATCGATTCGAATCCGGCGTTTGCGGGTCTACCCGACGACGAACGTGGGCGCCTGATCGCCCAATACCGCGTGATGACCGAATACTCAGTGATTCTCGGCCAGCGCATCGCGGCGTTCTGACCGCCACGCAGCATAGGAGGAGAGATGAAATTCAGCACCAGTGACGGGCACTTTCTTGGCGATTGGGGCGTGATTGAGATCAACGCGTTGTGCGACACGCTGAAGACGCTGAAGGGCTCGCTAATGGTCGCATTTGGCGAGCACCGAGACGCGACGCACTACAAGGTGATCGAGGACGAAAAGACCGGCGGCAACATGCTGGCACTGTACTGGACGAAGCGAGACGACGCATTTCCGCTTCCGTTCAAGATCGACGCCAACCTAGCCGTCGATTTCGTCGCACAGTGGCTGGAGGCGAATGGTAAGTGGCCTAAGCAGCGCCCCGACACGGACGGCGACTGTCACGCCGGATTCCGAATTCAATCCGGCTGGAGCCAAGGCAAAAGCGAGCACTGCGATTTCTACGTCGCTGCGCTGATCATCCCTGGGTGGACTGTCTACGGTAAGTGAGCAAAACCATGAACGCAATCCGCGCAGTTCACAGATGGATGTCCGACCTAGCCAAGATTCCGCACCAAGGGTGGTGCTTCCGCTCCGAAGCAGTGACGCGGACGGGGAGGGTGATTGAGAGTCACCTGGTGAAATTGGATGATGTGGTTTGGTGTTGAGGAGAAACCCATGTCTCAGGATGCGAGAGATTTGACCGAACTCCGCCGTGAATATCCGGCGTCCCCTGAATTGCGCAAGATCGCCAGTGCATTGATTGGCGCTGGCGTGAAAGATGAGCGCGAGGGATGCTGACATGACCACAGACCAATGGCGCCATCGCCCGATGACCATCCGCGTGACCGAGCTGTGCGACCAGTGCAACAAGATGGCTGAGGGTGTCGAAGCCCGCACGCACAAGTCTTACTGGCCGACATTCGAGATAGCCATGAAATCGTGCGCGCCCTGTTTTGAGATGGCCAAGCGCGAGGCGTCGGCTGAGTACAACGTGACGATTTGTTAGGAGTCGACATGCTACGCACCATCCTCGCAGCACTACTGCTCGCATGGCCGGTGGCTGCGGTCTTGTGCATCTGGTTTATTCAGGGTGCGACGGGGCGGCCGAAGCGGGACCCGATTACACAAACGGAGTTTCAACGATGAGCGAAGTTCAGCAAAAGAGTATTGAGGACCGAGTCAAGAAGATCATCCGCGAACAGATGGCGCAGTACGGCGTTGAAGTTGACGACATCGCCAGCGACGCCAATCTCGCTAACGAGGGATTCGACTCGCTCGACCTAGTCGAGGCAACGATGGGCGTCGAAGATGAGTTCGGCATCTATATCGATGACGGCGAGATGCGAGCGATGCTGACGGTTCAGCAGGTCATTGACACGGTTCGGGAAAAGATTGGGCCGTAGCGCTAACCAAAACCCTTCCGGGAGGGGTGCCCGGAGCCCTGAGTGGTGACGACTTAGCGCCGATTACGCAAGCCGATGCTCCGTCGATAACAGGAACGACCCGGCCGGGATCGGGACTGCGCGGGGAGTCGTTACCACTGAGGGCAATCAACCTTCAACAGAATTGAGGAGTCCATATGGGCAAGCACGCAAACAGTGCGGCGTACCGCGAATGGGAGCGCCAGCAAGACCGTAAGCAGGATGAGTATTTCGGCGAAGACGAGCCACTGACGGAGGCTGAACGTGCCAGTCAGTGGGATTCTGAATCCTGGCAGGGCAAGGACGACCTGGCGAGCGCTATCAAGCGATACGCACTCCCCGTTACCCGTGTCGATCTGTGGGATGAACCGAGGGTTATGAAATGTGCGATATGAAAAGCGCCTTCGACGCAGCGAGCGGGAAAAAGACTCCATGGAATCCCTCGCGAACAGCAACCGCGCGCGTCACGAACCCGCTGCCAGTGCCAACTACATGCCCGAACTGCGGAGCAGCCGTTGGGCTCGTGAACAACGAGGAAATCTACGGCATGCCTTATGGCGACTGGCCGTGGGCATATCGCTGCGCCGACCTGGCGTGCAACAGCTACGTTGGCCTACACCCATTTACGAGCATTCCCCTTGGCACGTTGGCTGATGCGCCGACGCGCGAAGCGCGGAAGAAAGCAAAGTCCGCATTCAATCCTTTGTGGCAGTCACGTCGCATGAGTCGAAAAGAGGCTTATGCGTGGCTGGCGAAGGCGATGGGCATTAAGAGCGTAGGCGATTGTCACATTGGTTGGTTCGACATTGCGATGTGCGAGCGCGTCATGAAAGTCGTGAATGCGAGGAACAAGAAATGAGCGCCACATATTTTGAGGGCGACGGAGTTGCGGTCTGCATCTCGGACGCTGGTTACGAGCGCCTTGCCAGTGAGCAACGCATGAACCATGCGACTAGCGTCAACACCGCCGTGCTGATTGGTGCGGGCGCGGGCCTTGTCGTGACTTTCGCGGCGCTTGTCATCACGAAGATTCTGGGAGCCTGAGCATGTTTTCACGCGACATCCAGCAGTACCGCTATCGCACAGCACGCACGATGACCGAGGCGTTTGGCCCGAACAGCAAACTGCACGTCGAGCGCGAGAGCGATGTTAAGGCGTGGATCTGGGCGATTGGCTGCGGTATGGCTATTGGCTGCGTCTGGTGGCTGTGCGTTGCGCTTCGGGCGGGCGCGGTATGAGCGACTTCTACATCGTCAGCGTAAAGCACACGCACCGGACGGACCGCTACGTCACCCTTTGGAAGCCGAATGATCGGGGTTACTGCTTCAGGACGACGAATGCGGGCCGGTATCCGGAGGACATGGTGCGCGCACACCTTGGCTATTACAACTCGGGTTGCAGCATCGCCGTTCCGTGTGACGTGATCGACTCCCGCCTGGTCATGACGACGCCAGCGGATCAATTCGACGGGCCGGATGGCCCCGCGTTTCTGAATACCGCCGCTAACTGGAAGTTGCTGCTCGCCAATGTGATTGAGCCGCCTGCTTACCCACCTAAGCCCAAATACAAGGGCGCACCCAAACAAGAGGAGTTCGCATGAGTGAGTCAAAACAACTGACGGTAGTCGAGCAGCCGCAGCAGGTCGCACTGACCGCACTGGACCGCGCAGTCATTGCCTTGGGCGGCACGGAACGTGAAGACGCGCTTAAGGCACTTGCGAAAAAATACGCCGACATCACCGAAGTTAAGAATAAGGCGGGTCGCCAGCAAGTCCATGCCGCCGCAATGGAACTGGCGAACGAACGCATCGCCACCAAGAAGACCGGCGAGACGGCTCGCGAGGATGCCAATGCACTTCAGAAAGCGGTAATCGATCGGCAGAAGGTGCTGATCGGGATCGTGGAGCCCGAAGAAAAGCGCCTGATTGCTTTACGTGACAAGTTTGACGAGGCCGAAGAAGCGGAGAAGCAAGCCAAGGCCGCCGCCGAGCAAGCGCGGATCACAAAAATCAAAAATCGCATCGAGGCTTTCATGCTCGACGCGGTGAGCGCAATCGCCGGGACGGCAGCCGAAATCGACGCATATGCAACACGTCTTTCCGAGACCGTGATTTCGCTCGAAGAATTTTCCGAATTCGCGGGGGAAGCCCAGGTAAAGCGCGACAACACGGTCAAGTGGTTGCGAGAACGACAGCAGCAGGCGGTCGAGCAAGAGGCGGAAGCCGCCCGGATCGCTGCGGAGCGGGTCCAGCTTGAGCGAGAACGTGCCGAAGCCGCCGAGCGTGAGCGTATCGCTGCGTTGGCTCGAGCTGAGCGGGAAGCGAAGGATCGGGCCGAGCGCGAGCGCGTCGCAGCGGAACAGCAGGCAGCGCAAGAACGAGCGGCCGAAGCCATGCGCCAGCAGCAGGCGGAACACGAAGCCCGGATGGCGGCGCAGCAGGCCGAAATCGATAGGCAGCAGGCAGCAATCGACGCCGAGCGTCAACGACAGGCCGACGAGGCCGCCCGGGTCGAGCGCGAGAAGCAGGCGGCTATTGCAGCAGAGGCCGCGCGGGTTGCTCAGGAAGAACGACGGAAGCGGGAAGTGACAGAGGCGGCAGCAAGGGCCGAAGCGCAGCGAATCGAGAGCGCCCGTATTGCAGCAGAAATTGAAGCCCTGCGCCGTGAGCGCGAACAGTTCGCAATCAACGGGCCGGGCGACGTCGAGATCATCGAGACGCTGGCGAAGCACTACAACGTCGAAATTGGCGACGTCATGGAATGGATCAAGAAATTCGACTACGCCGCAGCAGATGAGCATTTTGCTGCCGCGAACGTCGCCGCAAATCACCTGGAGAAGGCAGCATGAACACAGCAACGATGGCAGACATCACCGACATTGAGATTGCCACACCGGCCACGGCGAAGCCGCCAGCGGTGCAGCAGACGCGAGCCGTCACTGCATCCGCTACGCCCGCCGATCTTCTACGCATCGCCGTTGAGAGCGGAGCGGACCTTGACCGACTTGAGCGTTTGATGGCGCTCCAAGAGAAGTGGGAGGCGGGTGAGGCCCGCAAGGCATACGTGGTGGCGATGACTGCATTTAAGGCCGAGCCACTGGAAATTTTCAAGAAGAAGACGGTCGAGTTCAGTGGCACGAAGTATAGCCACGCCGAGCTTTCGGACGTGACGGAGGTGGTCTGCCCGGCGATGGCAAAGCATCAGCTTTCGCACCGCTGGGACGTAACACAGAACGCTGATCGGATCACCGTCGATTGCGTCATCACTCACGTCCTGGGGCACAGCGAGAAGGTGACGATGGAGGCCATGCCGGATAGCAGCGGCAAGAAGAACGCCATTCAACAGGTGGCGTCGACCATCAGTTACCTGCAACGCTACACGCTCCTGGCTGCTACCGGCGTGGCAACCAAGGGCATGGACGACGACGCGCAAAGCTCCATCGCCAAGGTCGACACGGACGAGGTGTGGATGAAGTGGGAGGGCGCGTTGAATTCCGCCGAGACCGCTGAAGACGTCCGGAAGGTCCGAGCTCTGGCGGGGACGGCATTCGAAACCATTGGCGACGTCGAAAGCTGGAACCAGTTCAAGGTGATGGCCGACAAGAAGAAGGCCGAACTGGGAAGGAGCGCGCAATGAAACAGAATTTCATCGTCTCGGAGCACCCACAGGGAACCGCAGAATGGCTGGCAGATCGTTCCGGTCGTGCCACCGGCTCTAAAGCGGATTGTGTAACCGCCAAGGTCAAATCTGGCGAAGCAGCAACGCGTGCCGATTACCGTGTCCAACTCGCACTTGAGCGCCTTCTGTGCAAGCCGTGCGGCGACGAATTTTCGACCGCGGACACGGAGCGCGGCCAGGAGCGTGAGCCGTTTGCCCGCATGCGGTACGAGATTCAAACCGGCATCACAGTTCAGGAAAGCCCGTTCGTCTATCGCGAAGACATGATGGCCGGTTGCAGCGTCGACGGTTTTCTCGAAGATGCCGGAAAGTTCGGAATCTGGGAGGCGAAGTGCCCAAAGAGCAAAACGCACTTCAAGTACCTCACTGAGGCGCGTGTACCGCCGACCTACGTAAAACAGGTGCTGCACAACATGCTCATTACCGGCGCGGAGTTCGTCGACTTCGTTTCGTTCGATCCCGAAATGCCTGAAAAGCTTCAGTTGTTCGTGTTCCGCTGGGAACGTGACGAAGAAATGATTCGGGAGTACGAGGCCGAGTTGCGACAGTTCCTTTTCGAAGTCGACGCCACCCACAAACAGATTGCGGCGATGGCCGCCTGATTCACCTTACACAAGAGCGAAACCATGATTCAGATTTTCGGATTGGCCCGAGTAGGCCGCGACGTTGAAGTGCGCAACACCACGGGCGGCGATGCGGTCGCAAGCGTCTCGCTGGCGTTTTCATACGGTCGCAAGGGCGACGATGGCAAGAAGCCGACGCAGTGGGTAGATGCAGCGTTGTGGGGCAAGCGCGCTGAGGCGCTGGCGCCGTATCTCACGAAGGGAACGCTTGTCACTGTGACGCTTGAAGACGCGCACATCGAGACTTTCCAGAAGCAGGGGGGCGGAGAGGGCGTGAAGCTCGCCGCTCGCATTACCGCAATCGACCTCGCGGGCGGCGGAGAAAAGAAGCCCGCACTAGCGCCCGCACCGAAGCCTCAGCAACGGCAAGCACCGCAACGCGCTCCGGCCGGTGGCGGATTCGATGACATGGGCGAGGACGTGCCGTTCTAGCCCTCACGCGCCCACCAGCAGTGGATGAAGCCTACTGGCGCGAATCTCTGCGTAAGTCTGGTGGACGCGCCCATACCCCGAACCGTAGGCAGCACTGCTTGCGGCGTGCTTGGGGAGGTCACCACGACTCCCGTTTTTTCCGCGACAGATGAGAAGACATGGAAACCGTGAAGACATTGAAGTTGCGCATCAAGGACAAGCACGCGAAAGCGATGCTTGCGATGGCACGCGATGTCAACATGGTCTGGAATTTCGCTAACGAGACCCAGTACCGCAGTCTGAATCGTTACTGCGATCGTCCGAAGACATGGCTGAGCGCGTACGACATGCAGAAGCTCACGGCCGGATTCGTTAAGTGCGAAGGGGTTGTAGTCGGCGCTCAGACAGTCCAAGAAACATGCGAAGAGTTCGTTACACGTTTGAAGCATGCCAAGAAACAAAAGTTGAGTTGGCGCGTGAGCAACCGCAAGTCGCCTAAGTACTCGCTTGGCTGGGTTCCATTTAAGAAGGGCGCGCTCAAGTACAAGGATGGACAGATCCGATTCAACGGTCTGAACATCGGCTTGTGGGACTCATACGGCCTTTCGAAATATGAGTTGCGCGCCGGCAGTTTCAACGAGGATTCGCGCGGGCGATGGTATGTCAACGTGGCAGTCAAGGTCGACGTCGAAGAGAAGCGCATTCCGGACGGTTCCGCATCTATCGGCATAGACCTCGGCCTCAAGACTATGGCGACATACAGCGACGGCGGATCGTTCAACCCGACTCGCTGGTATCGCGCGTCAGAGCAGAAGCTAGGCATTGCTCAGCGGGCGAACAAGAAAAAGCGGGTCAAGGCTATTCACGCCAAGATCGCAAATCAGCGCAAGGACGCCATTCACCGGGAAACGTCAGCGCTAGTCAAGAAGCATGCAGCAATCTTCGTGGGCAACGTGAACGCTCAAGCGCTGGCGAAAACGAGCATGGCTAAGTCTGTGCACGACGCCGCGTGGAGCATGTTCCGAAATCAGCTGAAATACAAAGCCATCAGGCATCAGGTGATCTTCGAGGAAGTCAACGAAGCGTTTTCAACCCAGACCTGTTCGAGTTGTGGTGCTCTGCCCGATTCGCGGCCGAAAGGTATCGCAGGCCTTGGAATAAGAGATTGGACGTGCATCGATTGCGGAGCGGTCCACGACCGAGACGTAAATGCCGCACGGAACATTCTCGCGCGCGGACATGCGCGTCTCGCAGGAGGAATCCTTGGCAGTCGTGCCAGGGAGGATGTCAAACGACCCTCTGATGCGATCAATGAAACAGGAGAACAGAAATGAGCAAAGACTGGAACGGGATCAATGAAGGGACCGCATCTACCGCATCCACGCTCCCCGAAGGTGGGGATGAGCGGGCGGCGTTTGAGAAATGGTGCAGGGACAACGGCGTACATGGCACGACTGATTACGCTACATACGCAAAGTGCGAGAAAGCCTGGATCGATTCGCAACTCTACGCCCGCGCCGCATCTACTGCCACTGTTCTCGCCGAGCAATCCGCCGCTCCGCAAGCGAAGCTGAGTGAGGTTCAGATAGAAGCCGTCACCTACGATGAATACGCAAAACGCCAAGATGGCGAATCGGACCTTGATTGCATTCTGAAGGTGGTCAAGCGTTGCATGGGATTCTCTAATGAGCCGCGCAATGTTGAAGGTCTGACGCGCGCAGAGTTTGAGCATCAACTGCGCGTGGGACTTCAGCACGACAACGTTCGCCGGAAAGAGCGCGGCATTCCTGAAATGACTGTGGAGGCGATGGAGGCGGAAATCACAGAGCGCGTCGAGCTCAACTACCCGACGCCGAAGCGTTGCCCCGGCTGCGCCGCATTCGACAACCCGGAAACAGCGGAGGTGGATTTCGTGCAGGGCTGCGAAGGCTGCAAAGCGCGTATGCAAAAGATCGCGGGCTTTGGACCGTTGGCTGCCACTCCCCTTCCGCGCGCCAGCGGGCAAGCAGACGAGGCGGTGACGTAGATCAATCAAGCTTCGGCGGCTTTGCGCGGTCAATTAGCTTGCGCAACCACGGTATGCCATAGGCGTCGATCTTCGCCCACTGAGCAGGAGTAAGCCGGATAGAGCGCTGTTCTAGGCGTTCGCCGGGTGACTTGGGCGGTCGGCCCATCTTCGGTTTAGTAGGTTCCATGGCCGGATTGTACACCCACTTATCGGGTCACAAAAAGCGCTTGCAATCACCTACATATTGAATCACAATAAGTACCAACAAAAGCATCGGTGCTTCGACTTGAAAACGTTACGACTCAAATTGCGCGATGGTCAGGAATGGCTCGACGAAGCGGCCAGGGAAGTCAACATGGTCTGGAACTTCGCCAATGAAACCACGGCCAAGGCCGCGCGCCCGTTCTATGGGAAGCCTAGGTATCTGTCTGGTTTCGATGTCGAGAAGTTGCTGACCGGCGTCCATTCTGAACTGAAGTATTTGCAGGCGAATACGGTTATCCGCATTGCTCATGAACACGCTGATCGACGTTTGCAGTTCCGGAGATCGAAGCTGCGGTGGCGCAGTTCTGGCGGCTCCAAGCGGTCCTTGGGTTGGATTCCGTTCAGGCATCCTCAGGTCAAGTTCGTGAAGGGCGCAATACGCTTCTGCGGGAAGCGATTTCGCGTGTTCGACAGCTATGGCCTGGACAAATACGAACTGAGGTCCGGGGCCTTTTCGCAAAACGCTCTCGGGGAATGGTTCGTCAACATAGCAGTGAAAACAGCGACTAAGGCTCCCGATATGCCCCGGCGCGCAGTTGGCGTCGATCTGGGTCTGAAAGCGTCAGCTACAACGAGTGATGGCCAGATATTGGCCGCTGGTGACTTCTACCGCGGTATCGAGCGGAAGATCGCCGAGGCACAGCGGCGAGGGCATAAGCGCCACGCAAAACGATTGCATCAACGTGCTGCGAACCGCCGTAATGACGCGCTGCACAAGTTCAGTACCGCCATGGTGAACAACTATGGGGCGATTTACGTTGGCGACGTGAGCAGCCTGAAACTCGCAAAAACCAAGATGGCGAAAGCTGTCTTGGACAGCGGGTGGGGGATGCTCAAGACCATGCTGCACTACAAGGGCCATCAGGCCGGCAGTCTGGTTGAAGTCGTAAACGAGAGGTTCACAACTGTGACTTGCTCTAACTGTGGCCAGCACACCGGCCCCAGGGGTCTAAGGCAGTTGCATGTAAGGGGATGGTTCTGTTCGGCCTGTGAAACCGATCATGACCGAGACATTAATGCGGCCAGAAACATCCTCGCCCGTGGGCTAACGGGTCCGTCAGCGGGAACCAACTTTAAGGAGCAAAAGCATCATGTGCACTGAAAAGAAACCGGCGTCACCCGCCGGGGAAGCCAAATCCCCCGACGCGCGCGAGCCCCTGGGCGCGCAGATTAACGGTAACGACATCGAGAAACTGTTCCTCACATGGTCCGAGTGGACGACTGAACTCGGGGAAGCGATCTCGCGCAAGAACATCGACGGATTCGTGAGCGACTTGCGCGCCCTTCTTCGTGAGGCGGGGAGCGGGAAATGAGCAACGAACTCACACCGAATCGACCATCGCCGGAAGGTCGCATGCTCGGAGGGCAATTGGCGCGTCTCACCGACAAGGCCGAGATTGAAGCTCGCGCCAAGTTTCCGAATCATAAGGCCCGCTGCAAGAGTTGCGCATTCATAGCAGGCACTGTGCCGAACGGATGCTTGCCGACCGTCATGGACGCTCTGAAATGCGTCGTCGATGGCACACCTTTCCATTGCCATCAGGAATTCGACGACAAGGGTATCCCGACCGACCTGTGCGCGGGATGGTCCATTGCTTCAATGGCTGCGGATTCCAAGTTGCGTGAGCGCATGCAGCCAATTGTTGACGATTGGGAGTTGAGTTGCATCTACGACGAATCGACCGTTCTTTCCAAGGACCAGACGACATGAGTGACAACCAGAGGTTAATCGACATGCTGCAGTACTGGGAAAAGGAACCTTGCCTGCCGGGTCCTGCGGCTACGTGTCGCGAAGCGCGAGTCGTGATCGAGCAGCAAGCCGCCAAGATAGCCGAATTCGAGCGCATCCTCGACGGCCTACCGCAAGACGCGATCGACGGAGGCTGGACGGCGCGAGGCATCAGCGCATATGCGAAGAAGCTCGAAGAACGGATCGCCGCCCTCGAATCCGCTGCAAAGTCGGAGCCGGTGGCAGAGTTTGAATGGCCGAAGCTACCGGGATTTCCGGCTCCTTCGATGTACTCGCCGCAAAACGGAGCAGGTCTTTTCACTGATCATCAAATGCAGGGCTACGCGAACGCCTACGGCGAAGCAGTCCGCGCCGCTCTTGAGAAGGTAGGCGGGCGGGATGCGGAGCGGGTGACGGTGACGCCAGCGATGGTGAAGGCCGCTATGCCATGGCTCACGGGGTTGCAACACATGCGCAAGACGGACAAAGAATCGCACGTCGAAGAGGCGATTAAAGCCGCCCTGTCTCAACAGGAGTTGAAATAATGGTCGTCCCACATCGAATCATTCGCCCGCGCATCGTTATTCAAGCTGGCCACTATCAGGTCAAAAACTGGAAATTGTCTAAGCCATCTTCAGGTGTGAGGCTAACTCTGGACGAAGGCTGGTCCTTTAGAAAGGCACACATATGGTGTGTCGAGCGCAACGATGCTGCCAAGGCTACGCGTTCCCTGTCACAGAAAGCGGGAGAGCAGGATGACTGACCTCTACCTATTCGCCCTATCCCTAGGAATATCCTGGCTATGGGTGTACGTGGCGCAAAGGGATTTCTTTGAGGGGGCGGCATGAAACCGTATGCGATCACGATGAGCGTCACGGCCGTAGTTATGGCTGAAAACGAACAACACGCGCGGATCGTCGCTGAACGTGACAAGCGCGAGATATTCGGCGACGTCTATGGCGACCAGATCAAGTATTCGCCGGCCACGGAAATGACGTGCGAGGCTGACCTTGAAAAAGTTGGCTGGGATGACCTTTGCATTCCCTACGGCGGCGACGGCAACACACGCCTGAGTGACATTCTCGCCGCGGTCGAATCTGAGCCAGAGCGGGACACGCGGACGATAGACATGTTTCAGGAGCAGGCAGGATGAGCAAACAACTACTATTCAGCGCTCTAATAGGCATCCCAACGAGTTTGATTCTGGCCACGACCCGCTGGGCTGCCGACAGCCACTGGTGGATTCTATGGGCATCCGTGGGGGCCGTTCACATCGCGATCATTGCGGACGAGATCAGGCCTGATGCAACAAAACGCGCAATCGGATTCGCGGCCGCATGGCTGCTATTCGGCGTTGGCCACGTAGTCAGTCGACCGATGCTCTGGTGGGATTGGCCGGTCTACCCGATGTTTAACTGGCTGATGTGCGCCTCGACCGATCTTCAGGACTGGGGTGGCGCCGGGCCATGGGAGGAATTCAATCGTGCACTGGATTAAATCAACGCTAATGGCCTGGTCATTCCGGCGAGGCTATTGGTTCCAGCCATTCTTCGACGGCAGGGACGACGGCATCGACTGGATGACGTGGTGCGGCGGCGGCCCACTCGATAACGAGGTGGCGCAGTGAACCACACCACCAACCACCGTACCTTCAACGAGACCTACGACTCATACCGCAAAGCGCTCACTCCCACGTCGCAACAGGTAGCCGGGTTATGCGCGTCGTTCGCCCAGATGATGGCTGACGACTCGCGCGACAAGGTATCCGTGGGACTGTCTGCGGCGGGGATTGCGGTTGTCAGGGAGCCGAGGAAATGACGGACATTAACCAGTGCGATGGCTGCCGCGTCGGAGCCCCACTGAGCGATAGAGGAAACCACATCATGCCGGACGGCGGATATATGGGATGCACCAAGGATCGGTATGCGAAATCAGACCTGCCAGAAGTGAAATCTGAACTGCGCTGGTGTCTCGAGAACGGATCGTACGGTCCGCGTACCGGCGCAGCGCTTCAGTGGGCGCTTTCGATGATTGAGGCGATGGAAGAACAGGGGGTAAAAGCGTGAAGGCTCAATTCAAAGCGGAAATCCCCAAAGACATCCAGATGACAATGACGCTCAGCATGACCTTGGGCGAATGGACCGAGATCGCTGAGCACTTGACCGACACGCGTCACTATCGGCCGGATGGGAAGTTGCTCGACGCAATTCGGACGATGACCCGCAAGGCGTCGCAGCATTTTGACGAGACGACGGAGCAATCATGAGCACGAGCTACATCATCTTCTGCGACGTCTACGACGACCCCATATGGGGGCCGCAGTTTATCGAGCACCTGAACTCTGGACTGGTGAGGGTTTTCAGGAACCGACTTCGCAAGGCGGTCTTTGAGTATGTCGGATGCCCAGCCATCAAGTTCGATCTTGATGCGGTTCGCAAGCGATACCCGGTTTGCAAGTACGCAGACGCGAACGAGTCGCCAATCTCGTACGGGCATAGGCGCGCGCCATTACCGGATAGGAAGTCAGAGGAGGTGAGGGCATGAAGGTTAGCGAACTGAGCGGCGTAGTGCTGGACTATTGGGTTGCGCGGGCCGAAGGCATGAGCCACGAGGCGGCGACATTCGCCGTGCCGGCGCATGCCTACTCGACTGAATGGGCCTATGGTGGGCCGATTATCGAGCGCGATCAGATATTTATCCAGCCGCCTAGCGAAGTGCATTATAACGGCGGACCTAACCATGGCTGGCGTCGATATGACCATTGGCGCGCAACGGTTTCCGCTCGCACGCGCACGCTGCCGCCGAATGAAATGGGTATCGGTGGCGTCGGCCGCGGCGCCGGCGAGACACCGCTGATCGCCGCGATGCGTGCGAAGGTAGCGAGTCACTACGGCGATGACGTGCCAGAAGCGGAGAAGCAGGCGGCATGACGGAAGCGCTGGAGAGGATTTTGACAACTACGCGACGCGATTGGTTTGGGAGGGAGTGAAAGATGAAAATGCGACTTGGTGACTGGCTGGCAAGCCAATTTACACCGGCTCCGGCCATCAGGACGGCTCGCCTGTGGATCAAGCAGGGCAAGATTTACCCCGCGCCGACGAAGGTAGGGCGAGCCTATTACGTTGAGCAAAACGCAATATTCAACGACGGCACGATACGGCCTCGCCTGGCTAACCGCATCCCCCGATAATGGCAGCGCGTCCACGAATCCGCAGGCGGGCAAACTGGCCCGCCAACATGCATGAGCCTCGCCCAGGATACTACACTTGGCGCGATCCGCGAGACGGGAAGACGCATATCCTGGGGCGTATCGACCTCGCTCAAGCCATCTATGAGGCTCAGGAAGCTAACGCTATTGTAGAGAGCGGGAAGGCCACAAAGACTCTCGCCCAGCGTCTGACGGAGGAACACAAGACAATTGCGGACTTGATCGAGAAGATGCCGAAGGACGGCAAGCCGAGCACCGTTTCCGCCCGTAAGTATTACGACGAGGCGATCAAGAAGGAGATCGGCACCAAGGACTGTCGCGCGCTCACGGTCAAGGATGTATCCGACATCGTCGAGGCGATCAAGGACCGCGGAAAAATGCGCTGGGCTCAGGCCGTCCGTAGTCGTCTGATTCAGATTTGCGCCAAGGGAGTGGCGCTCGGATGGATGGAAAAGAACGTCGCCGAGATTACCGAGACCATGAAGGTCAAGGTGCAGCGAAAACGCCTAACGCTTGCGGAGTTCAAGGCGATTCTCGACAAGGCACCACAGGTGGCGGAATGGCTGCCGAATGCCATGCTTCTTGCACTGGTTTCCGGTCAGGACCGCTCAACCGTGGCGCGATGGGAGAGGGATTCGATTGTTGGTGACGTCGCTGTCGTGCGGCGGTCGAAGACGGAGGTTCGCATCGCCATACCGCTGAAGCTTTACATGGATGCGATCAATATGTCGCTCGCCGATGTTATCAAGCTCTGCACATCAACCGGCATCGAGAGCAAGTACCTGATTCATCACCACCGCAAGCACGTCCACGTCTATCGCGGATCGCATGTGAAGATCGGCAGCGTATCGCAGGCGTTTGCTGATGCTCGCGAGCTCGCTGGCATCGCTGGCGCGAACGCGCCGACCTTCCATGAAATCCGAAGCCTGACGAAGCGCCTTTATCTTGAACAGGGCGGCGTTGACACCAAGGCATTGCTCGGACACAGCGACGATCAGACCGCAAATCTCTACGCGAATTCGCGCGGGCTTGAGCCCATCAAGGTCAAAGTCGACTGAGGTGGAACGTGTCGTATTTTGAACGAGTTCTGATCAACCTTTAAACTCGCTAAGCCAGCACGGGCTTTGCAGGCCTGCGATCTCTGTTGCAACGACATGTACCACGCGCTGGCCAACGCAAGCAGGGCCGCCGTGAGCGGCAAGCCGAGCTCGCGCGCATGTGTCGCGACGGCGAACCATCCGCCGTAGATCGCGACGATCAGTACCCATGTCGGCCATTGCGTGCGCCATGTCCAGGTCGTTGCGAGGCTGGCGATTGTTTCGCGCTGTGTGTCGTCGAGGTAGATCGCCAT